AGTGTATTAACAGACGCGGGATTCCAGACCGGGTCTCGTTCGATCATGATCTTCACTTCGAGCACATTAGGCATTTCGTCGAGCACACGATGACAACTGGATACATCGAGTACGCAAACTTCACGGAGAAGACAGGCAAACACTGCGCTGACTTTCTCGTGAACCGAGTCTTCGAGATTGACTACCCAGCTCCGATTTGTTATGTTCACACCGCGAACCACATCGGCCGCAAAGAAATTCGTAAATCCCTGTTTAGAATAGCAGGCAACAACATCACTTCATGATCAACAAGATATTTTTCGATCTCGACGAGACATTGCTTCATACCGAGGTTAACAACGATCCCGGCCAAGAGTGCTTCGTGCATAAATTCGACGGCTCGGACAAAACATACTACACAATCTTTCGGCCGAGCGCACTGAGTCTTCTCGCGTTCGCGCGCTCGCTCGTGGGCAATGAGAACGTCTATGCCCTAACAACTGGCACACGTGACTATGCTGAACGCCTCAACGAAGCCGGCAAGTTTGGATGGCGCAACGATCAGATCATCGCGCGAGAAGACATTGAAGCTCATCAGTGGTATGGTGCATACGGCCAGGTCAATTGTAACCAACACAAGACGCTTGCAAACAGCAGGAACGTATTGATCGACAATCTACCTTCTCGCGAAAACGAGAAAAAGATGTCTCTGATAGGGATAGGCATCCCGAGATACATCAAAGTGGAATTCTACTGGGGCGTCAATTTCCCCGATGATCCTTTCGAGGAAGAAGTCAAGGAAGCCCTAACACGTCTACACAATGAAGAATAGAACAATCATCACGTGCATCGTCTATACCGAAATGGAACTGAACGCGGATTCGCGTGTTATCGGCTGGTGGTCTACTATTGAAGACGCTTTGATCGGTCTCGGGCACTTCGGAGACGAATGCAAATGGTCATACGCGCTCTTCGAAGAATTCTACGAGGGCTTTCATCCATGGACTAGGCAAAAGATGTGGATGAAGTATGACAACACTGATCACGAATGGAAAGTTTATCATCCAGAAGAAAGCGACTTTACTCGCTGCATCAACCACGCCATTGGTTGATAAATACTACTGATGTATGAGGTAGATGATGAACAACCAATCTATACACGTCTTGATAAGATACTAATCGTAATCGTCGGCTTTCTTTTTAGCTTAATCGTAATTTGCTGCTTCTGTTCTTATGAACTCTATTCCTTCTTCAACCCCTAAGCGATACTACGCGGGCATCGGTTCTCGTGAGACGCCTCTCGCGGTCCGGAAGCAGATGACGAGTCTCGCTGAAATACTCGAAGGATTCTATGGGTTTACGTTGCGGTCGGGTAATGCTGATGGAGCTGACCAAGCATTCGCTCTTGGTGTAGATACTAAAGCAGATATCTGGTTGCCGTGGCCAACATTCAATAAAGAGTTTCGTAAGGTCAAGCCACTACATAACTACATCGAGATATCTGATTATGACGTGGAAGCAGAAACTTCTGTTAATGCGTACCATCCCAAGGGACCACTTCTCGGGCCCAAGTCGAGACAGTTCATGGCTCGTAATTATCGGCAAGTGATTGGCCTGAATGAGCCCAACTCCGAGTTCGTCATCGCATGGACCGAAGGCGGCGCAATGGCAGGCGGAACTGCTCAAGCGATGCGTATCGCTAAGAAGCATAACATCACGGTCGTCAACATGTTCGGTGATGTTTCGGCACAGCAAGTCATCGACTACCTTTCAATCTGGCATGAGCTCTAAACCCAAGACAAAGCTTTATTGGCTTCACGATGTCTCAAAGGAGACTCTGTTAACCATGGGAGTAAGACCCTCTTCTATCTGCGAGAACATTACGGTAGACAGCCTTACTCAGTGCGAGATGACACTGTCTCAAGCGAAGTCGCTCATCCCTAAAGAGACTCCTTACTGCTACAAAACTATCGGCATGGGCGATGGGAAACCAAAGTTCGTGTACTGCCCTTACTGGGACAAGATTCAGCAGTTCCCTCATCAAGGAAATGGTTACTGCCACTTCATGGCAAAAGGCGATGATGCAATGGGCGGTCTGCTCTGGGATCAGATCAAGGAGTGCGGAGTTTCAGACGATCCCGGCCCTGAGCCTGATGACTTTTAGATTTACTTTTCGTCCTTGATTTGATACAATACTTCATAATGATACTCCCTGACCAAGAAACCTTTGACTACAAAGAGTGCACCATTGGCGGTGACCTTTGCTGGCTAATTCAGCCGCAGCGCATGGGTGTAAAGTGGACTGATGAGAATGCGCGGTTTCGTTCTGCGATAGTTCGTCAGTCAGACAACCTGGTTATCTCTCAGGGGTTCCGCAAGTTTGTTAACTTCCATGAGACTCCATCATTTGAGCCATGGCAAAATCAATGGCCTGTTGAAGCGCGTCACAAGATCGACGGATCGCTTCTGATTGTCTCCAAGTACAAAGGCGAACTTATCATCCGCACCCGTGGAACCATCGATGCTCGCAAGATGCCGAACGGCCATGAGATTGATTTGCTAATCGAGAAGCATCCGGATGCATTTGACAACGGATGGCTTAACCGCGAGATGCATTCATTCTTGTTTGAGTGGACTACTCCAACAAACATCATCGTGATCCGTGAAGACACGAAGCCCACGCTTCGACTGATCGGTATTGTTGATCATGCGACCGCTTGGTATGAAAACCAAACTACACTCGACATCGTTGCTGAAAAGCTGAATGTTCTTCGACCGCTTCCGTATGACTTCAAGAATGTCATCGAGTGCCGATCAACAGTGATGCCTTGGAAGGGCAAGGAAGGTGTCGTGATCTATTCACCATGCGGACAAATCCTCAAGAAGTTTAAGTCTACTGAGTACAACGATATGCACCGTTTGGCTGCAGGTCTATCAACTATCGGCGGTATCCTCGAGACCTATCTGAATGCCCCTGAGTACTTCGAGACAGTTGATGAGTTCCGAACGTATGTTGAAACTACCGCTGACTTTGAAATAGCGGAGCGCAACATGCCTTTCATTGAGAGCGTGATTGATGCTTATGAGCATGTCCTCAATAATATGCAACTAGGTCAGATGTTTGTTGATAACATGCTAGAGGATGGATGGCCTATAGCCGTTGCTGATCAAGCAAAGCATATCATCAAGCATCTCAGCCAGTATCCACGCGCCTTCGCATTCAACCATCTTCACAAGCGCCCCGTTGAGAAGCAACTCATCAAGAACGCAATGAAACACCACCTCGGCATCCGATGAAAAAGATAACACACTTTGAGCGAGACGATGGTCGTATCTTCGGCAAGAATGAGAATGGAACTTTCTCGCTTCTTCCAGTGGATCCTGACCACCTCAACCATGAGTATACTGAGGAGGCATTGCTGAGATGCAAGCCCGAGATTCAGCCTGTTTATGAAAAGTGCGGATGCCATTTCTGCACTGAAATAATCCCAAGAGAGCAACGGATTCGTGAAGCGTTGCCGCCTTCGCTGCACGCAGATCTTGAGTACATCCTATCTGCATACGGAGCAGACTCGCTTGACAAGGATGTCGCCGAAGCGAAACTCGATGGCGAATGGCCAGGCTGGGAATGGATGAAAGAAGCAAAGGAGAAACAGCATGAAATACTTTCCACTAAACTTTGAATACAACCAAGGCATTCCGATTAACTCCCACCCAGGAGCATTTGGCGCTGCCCGCAAATTTAACTTCCACGAGGGTGTTGATCTCTACGGAAAGGCCGGAACCTTTGTCTATGCAATCAATCCGGGTGTTGTCATCTCGAACGAACGATTCACTGGTCCTGATGTAGGCCATCCTTGGTGGCTATCTACTGATGCTGTCACGATCAAATCTGACACTGAGTACTTCGTGTATGGCGAACTTAAGTCAGCTCTTAAGGTTGGCCATGTCGTTAGTGCAGGCGACTGCATTGGCGTGCTAGTTCCCGTTCTTCCGCCTGAGAAGATTCGTGCCGACATTCCTAAGCATTCGAACGTGATGCTTCACCTTGAGAAGTGGAACTTCAAGTATAACGAATCAATTGGGTGGCGAGCATGGACAACTCGCGAGAATAGACCCGAATGGCTTGAAGATCCAACTAATGATCTCATCGAAGTCCTACTTTCAAAACACCGCCGTATAGAACTACTTACCGTATGAAACGGCCTGAAGGAACATTTAGATTATGCGATGCTGAGAATTTCGCCGTTCAATCAGCAAAGTTGTTTGTCGGCTTTATGAAATTCTGTTGGATTTCCATAGTAGCAGGCAGTATTTTAGTCATCATCAGTCAACACACATGAACAGCCAAGAACTATTTGAAGACCGCGTCTTCTGTGATTATTTCATCAAAGGGATTTCCTTTGCTGAGCCCAGACAATTTGCGGACACACGTAACGACCTCTTCAAGGACAAGCTCTGTGAGCGAACTCCTAATGGACTAGATTATGTTAGGCCAGAGATCAGCGCGATGTGGAACGGCTGGAAGCTCGCAATCAAATTTCACGACCGACTAACTCATGAGTAACCATCCGCAATACACGCGCGTCCTGCGCTTGCCTAACAATTCATCAATACTCAAGACTCGCGAGATTGAACTCGCAGACTTTGTCTACACAGGCGTTGACGAAGAAATGGACACGGCTCTTGTCATAAAGAATCGGTATGGCCCGAGCGGAAGAATGAGTCTAGCTCGCGCTCGTGAATGGATGACTCATACTCTTTGGTATGATGTTATTCAAGAGAACCAAAACCCGTGCAATGAAATCCCTCTTTAGTGATTTACATTCAGCTAAATGTGTGATAAGATTCAACTGAACTAAAACCAATATGTGGCCATTCAATAAAAAGAAAATCGTGAAGCCTGCTACTCCTCAGCGCAGACGCTATGACAATGACTCAAACTCCAACGCATCTGCTATGATTGCTGCGGATACATTGCTTGACACTGTTATGCTCGCGTCTGTAATGTCAGACCCAGCACCAGTCTATCACAATCACGCCGAGGCTTATGACTGCGGATCGTCATACAGTTCTGGCTCGTCATACGACTCAGGCAGCAGCGATTGCGGTGGGTGTGACTGTGGAGGAGGAGGCGACTAATATGTCAGAACTTTCAGACAGACTCGAAACGGCTGAGATGCTGAACTTTGGTAATCCCGTCAACTACGCCGGGCCTTATTACCAAAACACCATCTCTGTTATTCGGAAGTCGGACTTCGACTTTTTCCAGCCATACATCAGAGCGGCTCGGTCCGATCGAAAGAAGGACGCCGCTCTTGCTGAAGAAGTTCGACAACTTCCAGGCAGACTGTTTGATCGACTATTTTTCTTCGATGCCGGGTATAGTTATGTGCTGCCCGATAAAGTCTTGGAAAGTGCTGAGCAAATTCATAAGTACTTTGTTTCCAATCACCACATTCTGATTGGGCCGCAGTGCAAATACTCAGGCCAGTACATTCATCGTGATGGTGACGTCTCTGATAGGAATAACATCTTCAATGAATTGGTAACCACCGCTAACTATAAATTCTTCGGGCGGTCTTCGCTTATCGTTGAAGGAGTAGAGTTCTTTGTTAGGATGTTCCGAGTCGAAGGCGAGTATGATCTTCCTTGGCTCACGGTCTATCCGCGGAAAATGCGCGGGATTCTGCTCGGCATTTACAACTCGGATGATGAAGACAACGATGAGTATCACGACATTCTTCACTTCTTCGATCAAGAGACAGGCGAGTTTGATTATGAGTCAGGCATCATCTTTGCTAAGGATGTTGACGACGACGAAGAAGTTGAACGTGAGATCGAAGACTGGGTTCACGAGTATGTCGACCCTGAAGACGACAACGTAACCATCACAGTTGTCGAAGATGAGCGAGGGTCGCCTGTCAAACTCGACAACGCTCTCACAGTAACAATTGACTTATGAAGACACTAATCACATCAGGCGGATGCAAGGTTCCGATCGACGATGTTCGCCACATCGGTAACTTTTCGTCGGGACGCTACGGCATCGAGATCGCAAAGGGATTCACTGATTACACAGATGAAGTAATCTTGTTCCGCGAAAAGGGATCGGCATTCTTTGATGAGAACTGGTGTGACCTGCATAACGCAGAAGACACTTTCACCAACATGGAGTATCGTGATTACTTCGAGTATCTCGAAGTGAAAAAGATCATCACGCAGTGGAGGCCTGATGTCATCATCTCAGCCGCGGCTATTTCCGATTATATCGTGGATAAGACAGAAGGCAAGATCTCATCGGCTGGCGATGAACTTGTGATCCGGCTTCGCAAAGGCGAGAAGGTCATTCAGTCGTTCCGTGCGCTTGCTCCGAATGCAATCATCGTCGGATTCAAACTGCTCGTCTCGCCGACTGATGACGAGAAGTGGATGGCAATCAACAAAGTCTTTGACTCAGGCGTGAACTACGTCGTCTATAACGACCTAACAGAACTGAGAAAAGGCAATCCTCAGCGATACGTTTATCGGCGTGACTCGCTCGGCATCATTCTCGCGGGCGTCTTGCAACGTGGCTGGGAACTCGCGAATATCGTCGAAGACAAATTCAAAGGGAAGATTCTATGAAAATTTTGTTAGGAGTCACAGGTTCAATCGCATCAGTCCTAACAGACAAGATGCTTAGCGAGTTGTCGGCTGCAGGCCATACGACGGCACTTGTAGTAACACTGTCTGCACTAAAGATCGGCGAGAACTATTCGAAGGAAGTCGAAAGCCTTAAGAATTCAGACGCATACTATGATGACACACATGAGTGGTCTCGGTACAAAACTGATCAAGAGGTACTTCACATCGGGCTGACTAAGTGGGCCGACATTTTCGTCGTTGCTCCATGCTCAGCTAACACGCTCGCAAAGATTGCAAATGGGCTGTGTGACAATCTCCTAACATGTTGCGCTCGCGCGTGGCCAATCGAGAAGAAGAGAATGATCATCGCTCCTGCAATGAATACCCAAATGTGGAAGCATCCAATCACTCATGAGCATGTGCATGCCGTGAAGCAATGGGATGTCGAGATCGTCTATCCTCAAACCAAGAAACTTTACTGTGGAGATGAAGGGCCTGGTGCAATGGCTGATATCTCCGACATCCTCAAACGAATAGACTACCAATGAGCGTCCACGACGAACACCGCAGAACTTACACTTGCTCTCGATGCAAGCAAACATTCCGTGCAGGATCTGAATACTTGCACGGCACAGGAATATGCACACCCACACTCGCTGATATGGCACTAGCAGAAGCAAACAAGAAACCCGCGGCAGTACCAGCTCCGCGACGCAATCTCGCGCTCGAGAATTACATCGCGTTAGGACAGGCTATCGAGGATTCAGGCGGGAGACCGTTTGTCGTTCTCGAACAGTTCAAGCCTTTACTCGACATTCTAGCGTCCAACAAGATCTCAATCAAAGCAAAGCATGAATCCGCTCTCCTTCAGAATCCGTGATATTGCAAACAACTGCTTTGAGTATCATCAAGTAGGATGCCGCCAATTCTTGATAGGTCTCGATGGTATTGTCTATGACGGGCAAGGAAATCCGTATGACGAGAAATACATCATCAATCGGTGGTGCGGACTCGTAACATATCTGTCCGACTATATCTATGAAGGCGACATGGTTGAATACTATCAGGGCTCGGGGTTCTCGTCCCGTGGGCCTTACTTCGCAACAATCGAGTTCTTCAATTACGGCTGGTGCTTTCGAGAGAAGGGCGGCTTCTTTCCAACGCCAATGTACAATGTTGAAGACATTCGCGTGATCGGAAACATTTATGACGGACTTAACAAAGATGAATGATAACGCGCTAGAAATACTAAACGCGATTCGACGGCAGCTGCCGGTTGGCTACATTCCTAATCACACAAACGAGAACTTGCCAGCGATGGTTGCATATCACGTTGAACGATCCGCAAGGTTAGGCAAGATTGAGGATGAAGCATCCGCCATGCTTGAAGACGATGATGGCATCGACATTAAAACAGCGATTCAGTTCCTAGCAGAAATCGTTGATGCGGCTGATTGATTTTCGTATTTACATTCGTGCATTGATTTGATACAATTCGGCATGCCTGAAACGGATTCGCTTAAATATGTTCGAGAGCACATTGCTTTAGGAACTGGCTGGACATTCGTGTTAGCGCACGACTCAAAGTATTGGACAGACCCATCAGGTCGCTATGTTGGCGGTGGGACGCATGACCCACTTCCAAAGTACATAGACTCTCTCGAGGACATTCAGGAAGCCGTGAAAAGCTTGAGTCCTACTCAATTCCGCGAATGGAAATCTGCGCTTTGCAATGTTTGTGCTGCTCTTGGGCATGATCCTATCATTGCTTCCGCGCATTCCCGGACGCTCGCACTTTACAAAATTCTCCCTTGAACTATAACACGTAATGAACATCAAATCACAAACATTTCACCCCTACGTCATTAACTTAAGTCCTGGATTTGCGCCGATGCCGTCAAACCATGACCCGCTTGAGTTCAACCTCTCGACCTTTCCCGGCGGAGAGCCGCACTTCTTTTTCAAGAATGTCCCGTCAAACGCGCGCGATCTTGTCATCACTCAACGGTATAACACCGTCGCTGACCTGATGCTTATCATCATCGTGAATGATGCCGCCCGCCGAGCCGGATTCACGAACATCGAGCTGGTGCTACCTTACTTCCCAGGAGCAAGACAAGACCGTGTTTGCAATCCTGGCGAGGCGTTGACTGTGAAGGTCTTTGCCGACCTCATCAACGGTTGCAACTTCTCGAAGGTCTATATTTACTCGCCGCACTCCGAGGTTACACCTGCCGTCATCAATAACGTCGAGTTGATTGAGCGTGACGAGAAGTTCTTGCACGAGCTAATCGTGAAGTGCAATTACCACACATACAAAGAGATCAACATCGTCTGCCCTGACGCAGGCGCAGGTAAGCGAGTGTCCAAACTCGCGAAGAGTGTCGCCACCGAATTTCCTAAACTTAAGGTGAACCTCATTCGGTGTGAGAAGGTTCGCGATGTTGTCACGGGCGAACTCAAGGAGTTCTTCGTGCAAGCGGATAACCTTGATTTCTATCCGACAATCATTTGTGATGACATCGTTGCATACGGCGGAACCTTCAGGGGACTTGGTTCGGCTCTTCAGAAAAAGAGCGCGGGCGACCTCACCTTGTTCACATCTCACGCCGATTGCATCGAAGGCCTTGAAGCGATGGCGAAATACTTCACGCATGTCTTCACGTCCAACTCCAAACAAGACTGGACTTTGTCGCATCTGCCGCCCAACGTATCCGACAGGTTCACGTGCTTCAAGATCTACCTATAAACACACTATGAAAATAACATTGCTATTAGCTGCCATTGCAGCAACTTTATTTACCACATCATGTACTGAAAACGCCCGCGCGAAAGCTTGGGGCGGTACAGCAACCGTCGATCTCGCACCTAACACAAAGCTCATCGGAGCAACGTGGAAGGAAGCTGATCTTTGGTACCTCACTCGGCCAATGCGCGCCGATGAAGTAGCCGAAACCTCTTCGCTCATCGAGCAATCCAATTTCGGCCTTGTCGAAGGCAAGGTCGTCTTCAAAGAAAACAAAACAAACAACTAATATGGGAGCACCAGAAACACAAGAAGAAGTGCGTAGCACTAAAATCACGGTCAAAGCGGAAACTGATATTCCTGCCGTATGGCCGCGTTTCGTCGTCCGTAAGAAGACGACTGTCGGCATTCGCGCAAGCAAAGGCGTCGAAGAGTTCAAGGTGTCTTGGCAAGACGCAACCCTCGTGTCGGATCCTGCTGTGGATCTCATCATCGTTCAGCCTAACGGAACCGAGTATCCATGCAAGAAGGACATCTTCTTCTCGACGTATACTCCCGTGCCGGCCATCAGCAATGAGGATTTGATCGCAGGCTACAAGTTCGTGAAGAGCGCGACCACGACGATCGTTCCGATTCCGCAACGATTCGATGTCACTATCCAAACGCTCGAAGGAGTGCTTCCGGTTGTGACCTATCCTGACTACATCGCTATCGGCGCGGTCGGCGAACTCTACGCCAACACGAAGCAATTCGTTGATGACAACCTCGAGTTCGTCAATCAATAACATAAGCGATGTCTAGCCGTAAAGAACATATCCTGATCTGTGATTTATGCGACAAGCAAAAGACAGACAACGGTGCAACTTATTACGGCGGGCATCCATTCTCCGGCTGGTTTCACGTAACTATTCACGGAGGATCGACACGATTAGAGGAACTGCAGAAGAAACGCGAGTTTGACTTCTGCAGTTCCGATTGTGTCCTAACATATTTCAAACAAGATGAACGCTGACCAACTACAGGAATTCAAAGATAAGTTTGATCATATGCTCGCGGAGACAACTGATGAGGAACTCTTCGAGTTCTTCGAGAAAAGTCGGCTTGAGCGTCTTTCCAGAATACGCGTGCCCCAAGGTTACCGCCTTTTGAAGGACGGTGAAATCACGCAAGTCGGTGATCTATACAACTCAGGAGATGGGTACTGGATTCTTTATGATGACGGCCCTTATGAGTGGACTGATACTGAGGACTACCTAATGATTCGACTGCTATGACAACAATTGAAAAGATTCAGAGGGTTGCCACATTGCGCGGCAACAAGTATATGTCGCCTGAGATGATAGCGGAAGACTCTCGCTTGCTCGATGAACTCGAGAGGGATGGCAGTGTTGTCGATGTAGGAAGGTTTGCGCGTTCGACATTCGTATGTGGCTTTGACTTCCCGGAGGACTGTCGCGAAGAATACGAACGCGTGTATCACGAGGCATGGGTCAAACAAATGAGAGGAGCACTGACATGAAGAAACAATTCCCATTTGATGCCCGCGTCTTCGATCATGGGACAGGCATCTTTCTGCAGCCTGAGATCAACGGGAACCCGTTTGAGATTTGGCAGGACGGCACTGCATACGTCCTGCGGCTAAATCACCCCGACTTTCATGTATGCCACTACGCAGGCGTTGATAAGAGAGGCACAAAGGTTTATGAAGGCGACATCGTCGAGTGCAAGTCAACTCTTGATCAGCGGACAGTCTCATCTCGCAATAAAATCATGCGTGATCCGGTCACAGGCGAGTTCTATGTGCATGACCGCGCACCATTTCCATGCCGTGTTGATATGAATGCAGTAGCTAGCTTCTATACCTGTGTCGGCAACTCCTACGAGAAGACAGGCCCACAAGAACCGATATTCGAAAAAGATCAATAGATACTACTATGAAGATAACATGTGAATGCCTCGTCACGAGGAACAAAGAAAGTGGATTACTCGAGCCTCTCACGCTTGAGTTCCCGGATGATCGCGTTGAGGAAATGCGACTTATCTCCCGTGCAGGTTGGGAGTCTGGCCGTCGCTTTAAGCTAGGGCTTGCATCGATGGAAAAGGACATGGGTATTTCGACAAAGGATCCTCTTGCATCGGCCGGAGAGCGAACCGCGGCCGCTATTGTCCGTCGTGATTTCAAGCAGGAATTCATGGGAAAACCGACGGAGTCGTAACTGATTGATTCTCAATAAACACCAGAAAAATGCACAAATTTCACGATTTGTGCATTTTTCTTGTTTACAAGCCCTGAATAGTTTGTTAGAATTTGCTGTACCCGATGAAAATCACCACCACCACCGCCCTTGTCCGAGGCCGCACCGAAAAGAAATTTTTCCTCAACGGAATTCTGATCGCCGAACATCAGGTCGGGACTGAACTTTACTGCAAGATCACAAAGGGCACGCGCTCGAACCTTCGGACCGAACCGAAGAAAACGCACTACTTCCGCTGGGCCCATTCGACCCTCCGCGAAATCCTCGGCGACAAGTACAAGTCCGAAGACTTCCGGGTTTCATATCCCGACCTCAGCTGGGGCTACACGGGCGGGTATCATACCGCCAAGTCGGTCAAAGAACTTTTCACCGCAATCTTTTCTCGGTAACATGGTGTACAAGAGGCGGTCTCCGACCAATGATTTCTGAGATCACGGAGACCGCCTCATTCCTTTCCTACAATGAAAACGTTAACTTACACTCGCCTTCCTTCGGAGTTCGACTCCTGTCCGTACCAAGTCGTCAAAGAATTTAACGGCGGGTGTCAGACAGTCGCAGGCTTCTCCGGTTCGATTGAAGGTGATGCACATTGCATGGCCCTCAACGCGGCAAACACCGACCCCAGTTTTTACTATGCACTTGAAATGGGCGGCGACGGCCCTTGGGACGGTTTCACCGACGAAGACTAACAAGTATCATCCTACATTATGAGCACTCACGCAAAACTGATGAAGACGCTGAAGCGCAAGCCTTCCGTTCACAATCCTGTGAACTTCGAGCCGAGTGATTACAAGATCATCGGCTACTTCGACAATGTCCCGCCGCAAGCAAGCCCGATGATTGACTGGGCCGATCCTGATTCGGCTCACTACTTTCGTCAGATGCGCATGAATTGGGAATCCGACTTCAAGGCGCTCTTCCCGAACGGAAATGCTTACAAGTGCCAACACTGCGGACAAGGCAATGTCCGGTATGTTGTTGCCGCGATTCACGAGAAGACGGGCGAGCATGTTTGTTTCGGCGACATCTGCTGTGAGCGCCTCAACTTCGAGGACCACAACGCATTCGCGGCCGCGCAAATCCGGTCGAAAGCGCAAGCTGCTCTGAAACGGCACAAGCTTGAGCAAGACCAAGCAGACTTCCTCAAGGCGAATCAATCATTCGCTGAAGCGCTCAAAGAGGCCCGGTCGAATCCCGATGCCCATTCCCGCAATCACTTTGCTTCGGACATCGCGCACAAGTTCCTGACTTACGGGTCCCTCTCCGAAAAGCAGGTTGCCGCATTCATTTCCTCTATCGCGCGCGACCTCAAGTACATTGCTGACAAAGCGGCTGACGCTGCTGCGGCTCCTACACTTCCTCCGTTCGTCGAAGGCAACAAGATTTCCATGACCGGCGAGATCCTCAGCATCAAGACCCAATACGGCGCTTATGGACCCTGCGTGAAGATGCTGGTCAAGTTGCTTGACGGCAACAAGGTTTGGGGTTCCCTGCCTTCCGGCTTAGGCGATGCAGCTGTGGGCGACAAGGTCACCTTCACGGCAACGGTCACCAAGTCCGACACCGACGAACACTTCGGATTCTTCAAGCGCCCAACCAAAGCGGGCATCGAGCAGAAGAAGGAACAACTCATCTCATGAAAACATCGTACCCTAACGTCACTGAAATGACCGAGGACGAATTGCTCGATGAACTCATCGACCTCATCCGGTCATCGAAGGTCCACAACTTCTACGACCGGAAACGCTTCCGGGTCGTCGCTTCTCAACTCAAGAAACTCGGATTCAAACTAACTCCATGAAAGACGCCATTGAAAAATTCCTCGTCGCCTTGAACGCCAAGTTCCCGAAGGGAGACAAACCGTACTCCGAAGGGTTCATGCTTGTGCCTGGCCGCAAGTACACCAAGGTATGCTGCGAACGAACTGGCACGCCGTGTTCTGCATACGCCTTCATTGATAACACCACAGGCGATCTATTCAAGCCTGCTGGATTCAACGCTCCGGCCAAGCATGCACGAGGCAACATCAATGATGAGTCTGGGCTTGGGGCCTGCGGACAATTCGGCGTTGCTTACCGCCGCTAATAAATTGAATTTACATTAGGCTATAAACAGTTTACAATCATTCGTAATGAATAACTACATTGCTGCATACGCTATCCTGACGATACTTGCACTTTGGTGTGCGATCTATCTATGTTTCTATCAACGGCAGGACGACAAAGTGGCCATTCATGCGCATCGCATTCATTTGTCTAGGCATGTCAATTGCGCCCTGCTTCATCGGCGGTACCCAAATCGCGCACAAGCGTGATCAAGAATCCTATGCTGCTTGGGTGAAACACACCGAGAATCCCAACAAGCTTTCGCTCGACGAATGGAAAGCTCTCAACCGAAACTACGTGCCACGCTCCAAACATGAGCGCCGCACGATGCAACCTGAAACCGACTGATCATGAAAGTATCTCTATTTACACTGCTGTTAGCCTTACTATGTTCATGTGAACCGAAGCGTCCAATCACAGCTGAGGATGAAGCACCTCCAAGATTTGAAATAAGAGAAGACACTAGCGCATACAGTCGCGCTGTCTTTATCCTCCGTGATACTAAAACAAACACTGAATACCTATCGTTCGATGAAGCAATCATCAAACTTGACTAATCTCATATAACACCACACCACATAAACACATAATGAAATTGTTTGCACCACTGCTTGTGGACGGTTACAAGACCGGACACAAAGACCAATACCCCGCTAATGCTCGCGTCGTGTTCTCGAACATGACTCCGCGCGGATCCCGCACAGGACTTGCCTCTGTCATCTTCTTCGGCCTCCAATACTTCCTCAAGGAGTATGTGATCAAGAACTGGAACGACTCGTTCTTCTCCCAACCGATTGAGTCCGTCGTGAAACGATATGCTCGTCGCCTCAACGGTTACCTCGGCCCGAACGGCATCGGTGACCAACATATTCGCGACCTGCACAAGCTGGGATATCTCCCGCTTGAGTTCTGGGCATTGCCCGAGGGATCGAACGTACCGCTTCGTGTTCCGATGTATGTCGTGTTCAACACACGGCCTGACGTCATGCCTGACGCCGTCTTTGCTTGGATCACCAACTCCATCGAGACGATTGCTTCCACCACGATTTGGTTGCCTACTACTTCGGCTACTACTGCGCTCGCGTATCGCAAGTTGCTCAACCGTTGGGCTAACGACACGAATCCCGAGATGATCGACTTCGTGCCATGGCAAGGACACGACTTCAGTTTCCGCGGCCACACCTCTTGCGAATCTGCAATCACGTCTGCCGCAGGCCACTTGCTGTCCTTCACCGGCACCGACACGGTCCCAGTGATCGACTTCCTCGAGGAATACTACAACGCGGATTCCGACAAGGAACTCGTGGGTGGTTCGGTTGCTGCAACGGAGCACAGCGTCATGTGCATGGGCATGGCTAACGCCAAGGACACCGTGATTCCTGCTCGTGCAGGCCATCCTCTTCAGGGCGCGCTTGATACATTCAAGGATAAAGCACCGAATCTTTATGATCTTGCTAGCCAAGTTGACGAGACCTTTGACGCTAGTAAGTCATATAGCTCAACTGACACTGATGGGCATCCGTGGGACTCGTGCTATTACTTCAACGTGTCTGATGGGAAGATCGTTTCTGTTGGAGAAAATACCCCACGTGGTGGAGGCAGTTTTTGGACTGAAGGAATGCAATACGATACTCCTGAGCAGATCATCAAGTCTGAAGGCACCGACGAAGTTGAAACCTTCCGCCGCTTGATCGAAGACCTCTATCCTGCTGGGTTCGTCTCCATCGTGTCCGACACGTGGGACTTCTGGAATGTGGTCGACCCTGAGAACGGCATCTGCGTTCAACTCAAGGATAAGATCATGGCCCGTGAAGGCAAGGTTGTCATCCGTCCTGACTCCGGAGATCCGGTGAAGATCGTGTCGGGTTATATGCACGACGAGCTCGATGTCGACATCCTCGGCAACTACTTCGACCGCGAAACGAAACGGCCGCTGACCGAGAATGAAGTCAAAGGCATGGTCGTCTGCTTGTATGAAATCTTCGGCGGTTCAGAAACCACGACGGGTTACATCCAACTCGATCCACACATCGGCGCTATCTATGGTGACTCGATCACGCTTGACCGCGCGCAGCAAATCTGTGAACGTCTCGCGAAGAAAGGGTTTGCCTCGACCAACGTCGTCTTCGGTATCGGTTCATACACCTATCAGTACGTCACACGCGACACCTACGGGTTCGCCGTGAAGTCCACCTACGGTGAAGTTGAAGATGAAGACGGAACTGTCCGCGGCATCGAGATCTTCAAGGATCCCAAGACCGACGACGGTTTGAAGAAATCTGCGAAGGGCCTCACCGCCGTCTTCGAGCAGGACGGAACCTTCGTAATGAAGGATCAAGCCACCTGGGATGAAGTCAAGAACTGCGCGTTCGTGAAGGTCTTCTCGAATGGTAAGATCACGCGTGACTGGACTCTCGCTGAAGTCCGCGCCACCGTCGCGAAGAACCTGTAAGTATCGTTGCCAACAAATTGGAGAGGGCGCCAATCCCTTGTCGGGCGCCCTCTCCTTCTCCTTTATGAAAAACAAAAACACCAACACTGTTTTAGGAATCGCAGCCGTTGCAACGGTCGCTTACTTTGTAGCCGATTTCATTCGCACGAAGTATGACCGCATTTACCGCATCGCTGCAGGCGAATCCTTCTACGAGAAAACGCATCACAAGAAACACAAATGAATCGAAAATCATACGCTCACCTTGCTTCGGTATTTACCGTCATCGCAACACTTTTTCTGTTCGGCGCCTGCTCTAGCCGAGAAGATGGTTCGGCTAGCCCGACCGCGCTCGCCTCTCGTCAGCTGGTTGTTGAGAACTTCGGCAAGGAAGTATATGCACTCAACAGCAAAGGTACAGACTTCATTTCTCGCTGCCCTGATGGTTCTGTTTGGCACGTCGTTGTCTGCTGGAGCTATAATGACAAGAAGCTTGAGGTATTTGCACGGACTCAAATCTTCCCCGAGACTGTGCCTATGCCAGCCGAAGAGCCATGACACTCGACGTGACAACTTATCCTGACGAGCCGCATCCTGACAACGAGCGTGAATGGAAGAAGTGGTGGGTTGCCAAGATGTTTCGTCCGGATGAGCCATTCTCCGATTGGGAATGGGTTCATCGCTGCTGGAGAGAAACCAAAGCAAGACTGCCCAAAGAACAAACACCATGAAGATCACGGCGACATTACATTCCTACGCTTACGCCTCCGACCTCCATCAGTTCATTCCATTCTATAATCGGCAGGTCATACTCGAACGTAACAAGCATGGGAATCTGAATGTCACGCACATGACAAATCCTTACGCACGAGACAAGACATACCTCTTCAAGTGGGACGCGCAGAACAAGTTGACATTCAACAAGAGAGGCGAATGCATTTGCTTTACCGAGCCTAAGCAAAGATTTAGTCAATGTCCATATCCGAAACTTTCTAACATCACGACCACATATAATGAAAACGCTACAGATTGAAATGTTCGACGACAACTTCCCGTTCCTCGCAACCCATGCTAAACGCGAGTATGAGGCAGCACAGAATCCAATTCCTGAGAGAGGCCGGAGAGTACTCAATGATGTTCTTAGCGTCATCAAGAAGAATGCGACCGCGGGTTACATCAGCGTGTATGCGCATCGGTATCACGCGAATTCAATCTCATACACTGCCAAGCCTATCAATTTCCGCGAGAGGTGGGCTGCCTATTGGAATGAGAGCGACTACGGTCCATCCGGCGTCCGCATTGAGCTGAATGATGCTGACATCACCTTCGTTGTTGACACTCTCGGAGATTGCGGTTACAATGTATCTGAGGTTAAGGAGGTCGGTTTTACGATATCCTTCACCGTTTCATGGAACTCTTAATTATGATCAACCTCATTACACAAGCAGTCACGGCAGCGCTTCCTGAGAATAACATTACGTTCATTCGTGACGACGAGAAGTCAACACAATTCAATCCGGTCTTCCAGATCTGTGTTGATGAAAAGCCTGCCATTCTATTCAACACCGCGATCATTAACAAGATCGAAAAACCTATAAGCGAGGTCGTAATGTCAATCATCAACGGCATCGTTGCCCAACTCGTTCAAAGAATTTCACCACCTACACCATGATCAACACACTCACCAAAGTCCTGAAAGATTACTTTCGGCAGGACGGCGTCTTCCTAGAAGTTAACCATGACCGCGAGAAGAGCGAGCAACGGAATGGGATGTACTACACAATCACAAATCAGGACGAGTATGTCATGGACTTCGACTTGGTCGAGATGACTGATGACTATCGTGCTTCGACCATCAGCTATGATCAGATGTGCGCTGAGGTTCTCGAAGTGCTTATAGATATAATTGAAGCAAAACTCGAAGCATGAAATTTCCCGAGGGATTCTTTCAGTTAACATTTCCTGGCTACTTCTGGCATCCAGAATCGCATCAACTATTCTCGATTAAGTCGGGCGTGTTGAAGCCTCTTAAGTTGCAAAAGTGGCGACACGAATTTCGGTATGGTCATGGCCGCCTCGTGAAAGAGTTCAACTACTCAATCTCTCATCAAGGCAAGGCAATCACATTGCCGATAAAAGACTTGGTGAATAACATGCACATATCTGACAAACAAGAAATCTTAATAGCGCCATGCCAGTAAGAATAGTTGATCCCACTCCAGATCCTAAGGTCGAGAAGCAGATAAGCTGCAAACAATGCGGAGCGCGTCTCGCGTATGTCCCGCTTGATATTCTCAGGAGTACTTCACGTGACATCTCAGGGTGTTCCGAAACCATTAAATACATCGTGTGTCCTAACTGTGGCTCGCACGTAACGATCTCATCATACTAATGCATAACATCATACCCGCCGTAATTGAAGCCTCTGTAGCCGAATGGGCTGAAGGCGACTTCGACATTCGCTTTGAACGTGAAGTTGATCCAATTGACTTTAGCGCTAGACACCGTCTGTATGTCGCAGGAGTTAAGACCGAGTCTTATATTCCAGGCGACATTGCCTATGATATTGATTACGGCATGAGAATGTCTGGCAAGCCGTTGTCAGGAGAAGAGCTCTACCACGAAGTCCACACGATCGTCAACAACGTAATCTGCAATGAAGTCCATCCAGTCATTCCCGCCTAACAGATCTGACGTCTACTCATCACGTACTCGCGGCCACGTCTCTGTATTCCTCGCAGGCTCGATCGAGATGGGTCTCGCTGATGAGTGGCAACAGCGAGTAGTCGATGCATTTCCTGAAGACGTCACCTTTCTGAATCCTCGCCGCAAGGACTGGGACTCTTCGTGGGATGACAATTCTCCTGAGCTCGACGAACAAATCAATTGGGAGCTCGAAAATCTCGCGGAAGCGGACATCATCTTCATGTATTTCGATCCTAACACAAAGGCACCTATCACGCTGCTCGAACTCGGCATTCATCTCGAGAAGAGATCGAACCTTGTAGTGTGTTGTCCCGACGGCTATTGGAAGAAAGCCAATGTCAAGTCTACTAGCAAGCGGTATGCCTCTCCGGTCTTTAACACCTTCGAAGAAGCACTTAAGATGTTAGGCGAGTACATCGACTACAGAATCAGATTCCAATGAGTCTATTCACGTCCAAATTTGAACGCGCCCGTCTTTGGGATTCGATCAGAGCTTACTTCAATCCCAGGCAGAAGTGGTTGACTGATCGAATTCCCAACACGTGGTGTGACAAGACTGAGCTCATCCCGGATCTGTTATTCACGTGTCTCATCGACTTCGTTGAAAGCGAGAAGGGCACTGATCAGCTCAATGTGGATTGGAGTGATGACTTAGCGGCTGGTTACATCACGCAAGAGTATGTGGATTCTATCAACACGATTTATAGCGAGATCCAATCAGCTTATGAATATGCTAAGAATGAACGGCCTCTGTTAATCAAAGCACATGAGGATTCTTATCCTGATGTTGTCATCGATGACAACGGTATCCGCACCTCACTTCCATACGAGGAAGCTTATCGCGAGAATAACAGACTTGAAGCATTGCTCGAGAAGCGTGACTACGAAACAATGCACACAATCATCAAACACGTCGGAGTATTTTGGACATGAAACACACACTCGAACTACACTACTACATTCAGAACTGCGGAGACGGATCCGCGTCAGTAACATTTTGTGAATCGGAACAGCTAGCTGACTTCGATCAAGATGAAGACAACGGATGGGGAGAACCTTGCACGGGTTCAATCACATTCGAATCGGACTCGCCCATCACTGTCAAAGAAGACATCATGACTCATGCGAAGTATCTGCTTGAGCTGATTGATGCCGAGAACGATGATAAGATCGTTAAGTTCATCGAAGAGTTCTATCCTGACGGGGCGCCTGGTTGGACTGTCGAGATTGATGACACTTACAAAGACAAGACTTACTGCTGCAACAAGGTTTATGCTAACGGAGTTTTCGTTGATACGCTACTCCGCCGCAAGGAAGAATCTGGAGCAGTACTTCACGAATTCCTGAACATTCCCGTACTATGATCAAGCCAGGATATATCTTCGGTGAGTACCTGCCGATCATGGTTGGTAAGACTGATGTCGGTAAGAGCAAGATCGGTGAGACTTACATTAAGCCATCGACTTGGCTACCAACACCTCCTCACCCACGCGAAGCCTATTACGATAAACGCAAGCGCTGCCCGTGCTGTTATGGAACTTGGCTGAGCCAAACGCTCGTCGGCTATACATTTGATATGTCGAAGCCTGAAGAATTTGAAGACAGAAATGAAGCGAGATGCCAAGCATGCGGCTGGGTTGGTCTCGTTCACGACATGACACCACTATGAAAGATTCAGTTTTTGATAAGCTCGTCATCATGGACTGGTGCAAGCTCTGGTCTGAGATCAATACTATGGAAGCTTACTCAGCCGATTGTGATGACGCCCAAGGAATCATCACTGTTATATGCGCGCCCGACGGAGACGTTCATCTGATGATGGATGATCACGAGAGAATGGACTTTAAAGGAGACCCAGGATTCCGAGCAAGAACATATTTTGGAGGCGGCAACCAATAACGTGTCCGCCGAGCGCTTCTGCTTCTCGCGCTTGCAATGAAAGAAGACGCTGACCCTAACATAAATGACACACCACCATGAACTTCACAGAAAAGAAAGAATCATTAGAATCATTTGAGGACAGGATGATGTCCTTGTATCCATCGCTGTTTCCAAAGGATGAGAACGGAATCACGGTCCCACCCTCGTGTGGCATGTGGTGTCCTCCTGGTTGGCAACACCTCGTCGAACGGTTATGTTCTGCGCTTGATTACCAAGTAAAGACGCCTCGGCAACTTCAGAAGTGGGCGCTGTTATTTGAGGTGCATAACTTCATATTCAAGAAGATGTTTGCGCCTATCAACAACTGGATCTACCGTCGTGTTGATCCGTTCGAGAGTATGCATTGGAGAGACGGCAAGCGTGAAAACTGGACAATGATTCATCCTGAAACACGGACACGAATCGAAGCTGAACATCCTAAACGAGTCGCGATTTGTTCGCTCCTGCGAAAAGTTTCTCTCGCGCTCCGGCCGAAGATGCGGTGGAATTATGTCAAGGTTCCGCCTATTACGATTGACCAAGTCAAAGAAAAGTTCGGCACGCTCCGTTTCTATTATGAGGGCGGCGATGAACGTACCGCTGCCATGATCTCGATGGTCGAGCGTATCTCGGAAGTCACGTGCGAGGAATCCGGTGCGCCTGGAACATCATGTGTTCGTGGCGGATGGTGGAAGACTTTGAGCCCTGAGGTTGCCAAGAACCTCGGGTATACTCCTGCCAAGTAACATCATCTCTGCTAGGAAGAGCGGCCGTCATTGGCCGCTCTTTTTTTCACTTTAGAATTGACACTCGTTTTCATCTATGTTAAAATACATACCAATCCAATCCTCAATTGTTGCTCAATCTGCTCAATCTGCTCAATCTCGACAATGTTGCATATATGATTCAATAACATCCTTTATGTACAATCTATCGAACATTATGAAGGCAATGAAATCATCCGAAGGATGGCACAAAGGTACTCCGAAGAGAGGTTAGAGTCTAAAATCCGGGTCACAATTTGATTTACAAACCAAGAATAGTTTGTTAGAATTTGTCATACCGATGGAACTGCCACCACTGCTTGAAACCAATGAATTCGGCGAAGTCCAATATATGTTTGCTATGAAACCACAAAAGACCTCGCAAGAGCTTGAGATCGAAAGAGTCGAGCGGAACGCGGCAAAGTGGGCTAAACGTAAACAACGTGCTGCTGAATACAAAAAGAAGAAAATCTGATGTCTGAAAAAGTGCTCAACAACGGTCTATACTTCCTTTGTGGAATCATGTGTATGACCATGATCTCTCGAATCTTTGAGACGCATACTAAAGCGTATGCTCGTGGTGTTGATGACACAATGCAAGAAGCTTTGGAGAATGGTGTTGCTCAAAAAGAACTCACCGCTGAAAATCAAATCGTGATCCGCTGGATCGAAACTCACAAACTCGGATATGAAAACTAAATTGCTACTGCTCGCATCAACTTTGATCTCATTAACACTCACCTCTTGTGAGTCTCCAAATGATCCCGGCCCGATTTCTCGCACTAAGGATAACATCGAGTCTCCTCAGACAATTGGAACACTTCCTGATGGTCGTGTTATTAAGATGTTTGAGCGTGATCGCGGCGGTATGCATAATCACTTCATCTATTTCGTTGAGAATGGTGATGGCAAGTCCCTAACAATTTCGACCAACACAGAAGTATCTGCTGGTAAATCCACTCGCAATGAAACAACCGTTCTTATCGACGGAGTGAAATATGCCCCACTTGAAAAGAATGAAAACTAAAGTCAACATCAATATCGGCATACTTGGTTTCATATTCATTGCACTCAAGCTATTTGGAATTGTTTCCTGGCCGTGGATTTGGGTACTCGCCCCTTTCTGGATTGGAATAGTTCTGCTGCTCGCAATCTGGGGCTTTGTTGCAATCGTTGCATTTCTCGCTCTCATTGCATTCAACACAGGTAACGTCACAATCACCAAACGCACAAAACCATGAAAGCACACAATATACTATTCTTCATAGGGCTACCATTCTTCATAGCATCAGGATTCGCAGGAGACCTCTTGATGGTCGGAGTTGCTTGGGGTCTTGCTATCTCCGGCGTCTGCATTGAGATTGCGGCAATTGTGAAGTACAACGAATAATTATGAAACTGTCAAAACTTGTCAACGAAACGATTGAAGCGAACTGGGAAACCATGATGATTCGCGCATGCAAGAAGAACAAGTACTCACCGTATGCGCTTCGCCGCATCTACGCCGTGTCTCGTGCTCTTCCTCTTTCATACACTCCAGTTGAGTATGCGACCTATGGTCTGATGGAAATCATCACGAAGCACAATTTGGTCCGTGATTGGCATGAGTTCATCATCGAGATCGACCAGAAGCGGACTGCTTATTGGTATCGGTTCTGGTCGAATCACGAAAGCCGCGAAATGCCTTTTCCTGAAGCATTTCTCATGCAGTGCACCAACTTGATTGCCCGCACCGAGGTTTCAAAACTTCCTGCTTACCGCTCACCCGCTTGGTTTCGGAATCGGTATCCGCACGATGAAGAAAATGATTCTCTGCCGATGTCGAACTGTTGCGGTGCTTATGCTGAAGGTGCTGAGGATATCGGCATGTGTCCTGATTGTCACGAGCACTGTGAGTTTGAACAAGCCGAGGCGTGATTATTTGATTTACTTCTTCCTCATTACTTGATAGAATATCGTATACCGATGAAAGATATCCTTGATGATTTCCAAACGCAGACGAAGCTTGTCAAGCTCGCGCATGACATTGCATCAAAAGCGCACGCTGGGCAAAAGCGCAAAGAGGGCGTTCCTTACATCACGCATCCCGAAGCAGTTGCACAGATTGTTGACACGGAGTTCTACACCCTGATGCCTACCTCCGAGGCAGCCCGCAACATTTGGGCGCCGATGAAAAATTACATCATCATGGCAGCTCTCCTGCACGACACCATCGAGGATACATACGTCACGTCTGAACTTCTTCGTCAGGCGGGTTTCCCTATCATGGTCATCGAGATGGTTCAGATCGTCACGAAACGGCCGAACGAGAACTACTTCGACTTCGTCATGCGCATTCAAGAGTCCGGCCATGTCGGAGCGAAGATGGTAAAGCTTGCTGACCTTCGCCATAACATGTCTGATTTAGGAGAAGGTTCAATGAAGGATAAATATCGTCTTGCTGAACATATCCTCGCATTCTTCAACAAATGAAAACACCTACAAAGAAAGTTGTGAACAAAGCCAAGAAGGACATCGTTGAGATCGACGGCACGCTGGGTCTCCTCCGCGAGAACTGGATGGTGTGTTCCGAAAAGAATAAATCGAAGTACATGGGCTTGATTGATCGCATGCTTGACGAGCGTTTGCTTTGCATGGCGACTCGTGATGGGAAAGAAATTACAACGGATGTCTGATTCAATTCCAGTCTATATCGTCGGCGATGTGCACGGCAGGTTTGATCTTTTGCAACAAGAGATCAAGCGGTTCGACATTCGCAACTGCATAATCATTTGTGTAGGCGATCTTGGTTTGGGTTTTCATTGGAAGACTGATCCTAAGAAGGAACAGCGCATTCATGCTCAGCAAAATCAGTGGTTCGGCCGTCGTAACATTAAGTTCTATTCGATTCGCGGCAATCACGATGATCCTCAATTCTTTACGGGCAAGACACGTATTGCCTACAAGAACTTCGAGATGATCGAGGATTACACGACATTCAATATCAACGGCGAACGATTCTTATTCATCGGCGGAGCAATCTCTGTCGACCGCTCGGGCAATCACCGCAAGGAGGGATTCAGTTACTGGAAAGATGAACCGCTCGTATTCAAGCCTTGGCTCATCAAGGAATGCGATGTGTTGATCACGCACTCCGCCCCGACTTGGAATGGTCCGCTTTCCAAAGATGGGTTACGCGAATTCGCGGATTGGGAAAATTGTGACAAGAGTCTTTGGGATGAGTGCTTACAAGAACGCAAGGATATAAGTCACATCGTTCGTGAATCGAAAGCAAAGATGCATTACTGCGGTCACTTCCATTCATATCATTGGGTTGAACAATGCAACTGCTATTCAACGATCCTCGCCATTCTCCAATTCAAAGAACATAGAATGCTTATATCATGAAACTGTTTACATTCCTAACACTCGCGGTTTGCGTCGCGACTAATCAATCGTGCATGACCACTTATTCTGCAAAGGGATATCCTGTGCAATCAGTCGATCCTGGCGTGGCGACGGCCGCAATCATCGGCGCAGGTGCTGTCGGGTTCGTACTCGGTTCTGCTAATTACGGATGTGAACCTTATTACGGTGCTTATGGACAAGTCGGCTACTTTCGCCCATACTCTCACGGACACTACTCTTGCTACTAACATGATTACATTTACCACTATCGCCATTTTCGGATTCGTTCACTGGCTCTTCGACTTCTTTCTTCAGACCGACGAGCAGTCAAAAGGAAAGTCTCACAGTTACAAGATGTTGTCACAACACGTCGGTGTTTATACACTCGGCTTGCTCGTGATGGCTATATTCACTCCGGCGCTGAATGTAGCGCCGCATATCTTCTTTGGCTGGGTTGCATTCAACGGTCTCGCTCACTTCTTTACTGACTACATCACGTCACGCGCGACGTCTCTGTTATGGAAAGATGGCGCAGTTCATGACTTCTTCGTAACCGTCGGCATTGACCAATACATTCACAGCTTCACGCTGTTTGGTTCACTCACATACGTACTGAAATATCTATGAAAACTGCAATAGGCGAAGAGCCGCAAACACCGATGGATGTCGTGAACATCCTTAACTCAAACTACTTCGACATCAATGAAGATTGTATGCTCGTTCCGTTCTCGTTCTCATCGAACGGATTCTGCGACCTCATTCTTTTCATGGAGTATCCTCTTTGGTCATCCGAGGCTGACGGCTGGGATTACGATGATGAGGACGAAGGCATGGGCGATCCGCTGCCGTTGATCGACACTGTTAAGAAGCTCTACGTCGAGCTTCATAGCCGCATCGCTGGAGCGACTCCAGACAAACTTTTCATTACTGAGGACTAATCAGATGGGACTAGGACTTGGATTTAGTTGCAGCCGCAGTAATGAATCACGTGTTGAGTATGTCTCAACTGAGCGTGAAATCGCTCCGAAAGATGTTGACACAGGCGTGAACCCGAATCCCTACAACTTCAAGGTTAGGTGGGCGTCGGCCGTGAATGGAAACACTATCATGAAGGTGAACTATCCGAACTGCACGACGTTCGGTGGTGATAAGCTTCTGCTGCTTCGTGGTATTTGGCCTATGACTATGCACAAACTTGACCCACACTTCTTTGAAGGAGATCATCCTGTCATCGCTAGATTCAAACCTGATGCTGCTGGCGAAAAGCTTGCGGATATCTGCGCACGATCATTATGAAAAGAGTAACACGAAACGAAGCAGACTTCTCGGACGTATTTGAGTTCGCGAAAGAAACGCTAGGTCATGAATGGAATCGGTGCTGTGATCTATTTCACGGGTCGGAATTCTTCAGTTATCAAAGGTACGATGACTTCGAACTTGAGGAACTTGAGGCAGAGGAAAAGGAAATGACCGCGGATCCCGATGACTTCGACTTCCTCTGTGATTTGGGCTTGGCTCGCCGCATCATGATTGCTTATATGAAAGCGAAGAAAGTAAAAACCTGCCGCATCTACTCATGAACGCACACAAAGAAGAAGTAAAGGTCGCGGATTTGATTCTCGAGAGCGTGGTCAAGACATTGTCCGAAGCGTTAGCCGCTGATGGATATGCGCTTGAGCGATTGTTCCGAAATCGAGTTGAGTGCAATGATGCAATGGGAGACCATCCGCATATCGTCACCGGGAAGATCGGACAAACCACAACACTTAGCACGCTAGGTCTTATCAACGGGATCGTCGGCGCTCTCACAGGTCATCGTGTTGCTATGATGGTGCCCGACGATTCGGACTCTCCTATCGGCTTTACGAGATATATGCCCCCTAAAAATTGAATTTACATTCCCAAGAATCTGATATAGAATCATACATCGCAATAACACAATGAACACAACTGAAATTGAAAGAAAGAAGGAGAAGAAACTTGATCGGTCGCACTGGATGTGTCGCATTCAAAAGTTTGCTTTTAACATCGACGCGCCAACATACTACATGGGCTACTGCCCGTTCTTCTGGATGACGTGGCTAGCTCTGCTTGTCTCGCCGTTCGTCGCGCTTTTCAATCTAGTGACTATCCCGGCAACATGGGCATGGGTTAACACTGCCGAGCCTGTGAAGGAGTATCGGCGAACTACCCGTGAAGCGCTTGAATCGACTCCGCTTCAGCCGTCATTCGCACAAATGCTACAGATGCAATATATGCGTGACGACGAACTCACTGGCTGGGATTTGTGGTCGCCTCGGGCTGAACTATTCTCGAACCTTACAGAATGTAAGCGCATCGAAGTTTGGCTGAAGCAGAATCCTAACTGGAAAAAGGAATGGCTTGCGAAGGCTAAGGCATGGGATGTTGCACACATCGAAGCAGTTCATGCTTACAACAAACTCAAGAAGGTCCGTGCCGCTCGCCTATCAAAGGTTAACCGACTCGCCTCAACATGCGGATCAGCTATCTTCAAGGTTCTCATCCCGCTCTCTATCTTTCTTGCGGTATCAGGCGGTGGCTATGGCGTATACACAATTGCTATCGAGATTAGTCTCGCGAGTTACGTCTTGGCTCTCTGCATACTTACATTAGCAGCTGCTGCGGCCGTCTTAGCCAACATCCTTTGGGACGCGCTCAAAACCATTCTTGACATTCGAGCGAAGAACAAGATGGCTGTTGAGGACGACAAGATCCCGACCCTAACATGGTGGGACAAGTTCTGCTCCAAGTTCTCGGCGGTCACTGAATTCATTCACGACACAGTCGCGATTACTTACAAGCAGGAATGTCCGCTCATCATCTGGGGCGACGAAACCGGTCCTATCCAAAAACGAAACAAGAATACACAATGATCATCAAGTTCAAAAGCAAGAAAGATTTCAACACCGCGGTAACATATCTAATCAATCAGACGTTCTGCTTCGATCAACACGACACCTCGAACTCGCTGCGGTTCTTCATCGAATCATCGGCGGAACGAGCAATGTCGGAACTGAGCACCGTTCATAACATCACGTCTGTATTCGAAGAAGATCTGCTTCCAGCTATTGCATGAATACCAAGCAGGTCATCGTGGTCCGCAAGGACCTCAATATGAGGAAGGGCAAGATGTGTGCGCAGGCATCGCATGCCTCTATGTCCTTCCTCACTAAGGCTGGCGGAGTAGTTGACGTGCCGCACTCGATGTACGGAATGAAGTTCCAAACCGGAGACCTGTTAGGCCATGCCGATGAAATGGATCACTGGCTCAACAACTCCTTCAAGAAGATTGTCTGTTCCGTGAACTCTGAAGCTGAACTCATTGATCTGCACGTGAAGGCGATAAGCTTAGGCTTGGTATCACATCTTATCACGGACAACGGCGCAACCGAGTTCAATGGAATTCCAACAAAGACTTGCTTGGCAATCGGCCCACACTGGGATGAAAAGTTCGAGAACCTAACATCTCATCTTCCGCTGCTATGAACGCTGCTCAATGGACATTTCTAATCATTATCGTCGCACTCATTGTGATCGAGCTCGGTCTATCCTTTTACTTTGACAAGAAAGACAACCAATAACATGGTCATTCCTGAAGATCCTCCTGAAGCATACGAAGACTACTTCGTCACTGATCTTGACGTGTGTGCAAACAAAGCAGACTTTTTGGCAAATGCTCTTGACTCGCTTCGTCATACTCATCCTAACTTATCGGATTCAGACAAAGAAGAAATTTGGCAAATGGTTCTTACTCTCACGGGTTTCTCTGCTGCACTCTGGCGTATCCGCGTTTTAACCGAACCTGAAGATTGATATTTACAAGTGCCTCTAAATTTGTTACTATTTGTTCCTACCACAACCACATAAACCAAAATATGAAATTGACAACACTATTCGCTATGGCTTGCTTACTCGTGACTCCGCTTACGGGTGCAACGATTACTGCCACGCTTGACAGCATCAACCCAACCACAACCACTCAGGGCACCTACACTGGCAAGCCCTTCACTGATATCTACTCAGGCGCGTTGACATTCACGGTCGGCTCCGGCGACTCGTTTCTTGCCTTTTGTGCTGAGCCTGCGTCCACAATCTCACTTGGCGAAACCGTAACATACACGCTCACGCCGCTAACACGGACTGACCTCGCACAGATCATGTCGGTGTACTATGCTTCTCCGCGGGATACACTGAATGCTCAAGGAGCGCAATGGGCAATCTGGGAACTGTTGACGGACAACAAACCCGACCTCGAGAAAGGCAAGGTGATGCTGCCCGAGGGTGCAGTTCGAGACAAGGCTGATGAATATCTTGATGCTTATGAGGACGCAGTCCCGGCATCAAACATCGTGTGGTTGTCATCGTCGGATCGGCAGGATATGATTGCCTGCATTCCTGAGCCGCAACCTGCTCTGCTCGTCGGCACATTTGGTATCATTGCACTTCTTCGCCGCCGCAAATGAAACTCCTTCTGCTCAATCTTCTGTTATGGTTCAGCGGCAATCAAGATAAGCCTGACTGCGTTGCTGACATCTCGGACTCTGCTAAGGCGGTGATCGAGTCATATTCAGCGAAGGACTCGAAAGGCGAGGAGATCATTGCCCCGCCTCTGAATCTGCCTGACCTTTTGATGGAGCCGCTGCGCATGCCAGTTCTTCCTCCTCTCCCAATCATTCCAATCAACCCCAAGCCAGTAACAGACGTTAATCCATGAACCGTGTTAAGTTAACAGTATCCGACGAATCAGGAAAAACATTATGTAAGATCGGCACGTCAATCGACGATCCAGCCGGTCTCGAATATACTGATGCGGAACTAGCAGACGCACTCACTGGGATGGCTTACACTTTGAATGAAGCGCACAAGCATCGGTCTGATGCGCTTACCGCTAAATGGGCAGCGGTGTTAGGAGCTGAATCGAGTACCAACAAAACTGCTATGCTTCTCGAAGCTCAGGAAACTCCGTTCTTCCCACCTGGCAACTGCTAATACATTATGATCACCATCTTTGCATCTGTGGCCGAAGGGCCTGAACGCAACTACTCGCGCATCGGTAACATCTATCAGATGATACTCAATCCTGCTAATATCTCTTACATCATTGTGACTGAACATATCATCGCAATGAACAATGGAACATTCTTGAGTGTTGCTGCTGCTGAGCTTAAGAGGATCACTCTACGAATCGCACCTGAACTAGCATAAACATGAACGACCTATCACGAGCCTGGAAAGGCGAGATCGAAGAAATCGAGCGCCGCAAGGCAGCAATCGTTGCAAAGGCTAAAGAGGTTGAACGTGTTCAAGCATTCACGAAATGCGTTGTTGAACTGGCCTCTCAAGGTTGGATATTTAGGAAGGTTGATCAGTGGCACCCGCATAACAACGACACTTGGATTGAGCATGTCTTCAAGTCGCCTCGTATGAAGTCGTTTGCGCCTTACTCAACAAAGGATGACCTGATAACTCTCGAGGCAAGGATCATGGGAGCCTATGTTATGTCTGATGTAGGTAACGCTCGCTATCCACTGATTGATGATGCCCGCCGAGTTCTCGCGGAGTTCTTCCTAACAAACCCAAGCGCATCTATCGAAGATGCACCAAAACTCACTGTCTCATGCAGTATCTCGTAATCAACAACAGCAAGAACGGGCTTTATTCAATTGTCGAGCAGTACCAACTGTTCGATGATCGAGAGGAAGCATCACGGCATTACTTCGAAATCGGCGGAGATTCTGGATGGATTTCATTGTCTGATAAACCTGGCATGGCTTCAATGACTCGGTCTGGCTTGATCGATGTTCTATTCATTCCAATCGTTTCTGAAACTAACTAATGAGAATCAATCTATACGCCGGGCCTGGAGCTGGCAAGTCAACTACAGCAGCTATGTTATTCGCAAAGCTGAAAATCGCAGGCTATTCAATTGAGCTTGTCTCGGAATACGTCAAGGCTTGGGCAATCGCTAAGCGAGCACCGGTCGGATTCGATCAAGTTTATCTGATGGGCAAGCAACTTCAGTATGAGTATCGCTTCCTCTCGAATGGAATTAAGAACGTGATCACTGACTCGCCTGTGTTGCTTTCAGCATGTTACACTCGCGCGAATTATCCTGACCTCATCAATGTAGCTGATCACATGGACGGCATCGTGATGGAATATGAACGGCAACATCCTGCGATTAACATCTTTCTCGATCGCGGAGATAAGGAATACAAGACCGAAGGCCGATTCCAAAGCAAGGAAGGCGCGCAACGGATTGACAACGTTGTCCGCGATACGCTCAACAGGCTAGGTTTGGTCTACACAACATTCTCATTCTACGACAACGATGCAATCTTCGAGTTCATCAAAGCAAATGCAACCTCATGAAATCTCCTAAGGATTACGGATACGTCCTACACAAGAACCTCTGCCTCTTTCAGAAGGGACCGCTGTCTCAATGGTGGGGTGGCTACCCAGGACAGAACTCAAGCTTCGTTCCTGAAGGCGGAGGCGAAACATATAACTGTGCTGAACAATGGATGATGACTGTGAAGGCTGTGTTGATGGGCGATGAAGAAACCGCTCAGCTTATCCTAGCTGAAAAGAATCCTGCCAATCATAAGGCGCTGGGACGGCAGATCAAAAACTTCGACTCCGCACTTTGGGACAAACATAAGGAGAAGGCGGTGTATCTTGGCAACCTCTTCAAGTTCAGACAGAACGCCGACATCCGAGAATTCCTTATCTCCTTTCCGCGCAACACGATCTTTGCTGAAGCCGCACCTTGGGATAATGTCTGGGGAATCGGACTTGGACCGACTGATCCGGCTGCGCTCGATCAGTCGAAATGGAAGGGTCAAAATCTGCTCGGAAAGGCGATTCAGAAGGTCCACCGAGAATTGCTGTAACTGATTGATTCTTAACAAATTCACAAAATTCATCATTTTGTGCATTTTTCTTGTTTACAAGCCGAGAATTGTTTGTTAGAATCTGGTGTACCCACCATGAAAACGCTCGCCAACACACCGGCCTACCTCGTAGTCGAACTTGCGATTTATACCTTCGCCGCCATCGCGATTCAAACCTTCGTGATGTTCGTCAAATAACGTTCACCACCTTTCGTCATGAAAACAAACATTCTCGTCAAAAACAAAACCCGCATTGTCGCGCTTGACAAAGCAACCCAGCGTGAACTGCTTGAAGCCAAGTCGAACACGCTCGCGACAATCAAGAAATGGGAAGACCGCGTTGCTGCTGGCATGACCCTCGGAACCGCTGGAGTCATCGCGACAATGAAAAATCATTTGAGTTCGATCGTCGTCGAGATCGCTTCCCGTGTTGGTAAGAAAGCAAAAGCATGAATTTTGAACCGCTCAACTACTACTCGGCGAAGCGCATTCGCGAGGACAAGGCATTCACGATTGAATTGCCGGTCACGCCTCAATCCGCGCCTGACGGCAAGCGCGAGAAAGATGCTTGTGAATCGCTCGTCGCCCGTGGCTTCCTCGTCGAAGTCAACCGCAACATCTTCGTCAAGAATTACCGCGCCCCGAAATGAGACAACGCCTATTCACGAATGAATACAAAGTCGGTGATGAAGTCGCGATCATTCGTGCTCGGCACGGCTGGCATGACGGCCAAACCGAAGGAAAGATCATTCGCCTCTCTACTCATGAAGCGATTGTCATGACCGAAGACCACTCACAATACGAAATCGAACATCCCCGAGACATCAGAAAATTATGAAAGGCAACAAATACGACAACCTCTTCGGAGACGACCGCGATTGGATCGAAGACGCTTTGCGCGACTATGAAGTCCCGGACGGCGTGATCAACGAGATCGGCGCACACTTCATCGTACTGCAAACCAAGCTCGACAAGCTCGAGGCTGAGAAGGTGAACAAGCGAGACATCTTTGCTGAGATCGCGGCAGATTATGATGGTGATGATGATTTCAGAAGATACTTCAAGAAGATCGCAGATGAAGATGTGTTTTCACACCTCACGCCCAAGAATGCAACGCCAACAGTATCTGAGATCATGGACTTGTGGCCTGCCGGAACTGAAGTGAAGTACAACACATTCATCGAAGCCACTCGTCTCAAGGTCGCAGTAACTGTGACTCATGATGGAGCGCTCGCTTTCTTCAAGTATGATTGGAAGACCGCTGAGCCATACAGTTCTAACGGACGAGACAACCTGATCGACTGGCTTGGAAACCTTGGCCATGCTCAACTCGTCGCGCTCAAGAAGAAGCTGAAGAAGAACATCCAACGGACGGTCGATATTGCAAAGGCTCGAAAGCCGGTCAAGATCATCAAGCGCGAGCCACACATTCAGTCGCTCAAGACTGGCAAATTCTTTTCACTCACTCCGAATACAATCGCCGATCTGTGGCCTATCGGCATGAGTGTTAAGTATACGCACAAGCGCACTCAAACCGAACGTAATTTTCTCAGGACTGGTCACGATACCCTGCGTGTGACTGATTATCAACTTGAGTCTGGGCGGAATATCCCTCAGGGAACTCGCCCACTATTCGCATTCCTCCGTGAACTCAACCGCGAGAAAAAGCGCAAACTGCTCAAGCGGATCTTCAAGAACCGTCAAAGAAAGCGTGATTCTATCCACTGAAAATAATTTTGTTTACAAGTCGGCTAAAATTTATTAGAATTAACCGTACCCCAAACCACTACATTATGAAAAAGACTGCTGAAATCACTTCGATCCGTCCACGGCTTCACTCCAATCGTGAACGGTACTTGCCTTCAGGTTGTGTTGTGCATGTTGATTGCAACGCGACAAACCTCATCGATTCCTTCTTTTCCGAAAACGAAATTTACTTGCTTGGCTTCAAGTGTAAGACTTGGGGCAAGGTTTCCAGGCTTGGAACGAAGGCGACGATTGTTTCACTCCGCGAAATCTTTGGCGACGACACGTCAATCAAGTGGAGCCGCACGGCAGGTTGTGCATGCGGTTGCTCGCCAGGATATCGTGTTGGGAACCTGCCGTATGGCTCGCCCTACACTAACAAGAATATGAGCGTGAAGGTCGTGACCGACGTCTCCGCTATCAAAGGCGCTCTCCCAGGATTCAAGATTGATCTTGACAAAGAAATCGCGAAGAACTCATGAGTCTGACTTACAAGAGATTCCTCAACATGTTAGCCGTGATCTCGGTCGCGGCTTACTTTGTTGAAGTAGGATTGGAAATGGAAGGCGACCTCCGCTTCCTAATCCTCGAGCGATGCGTTGCCATCATCTTCACAATCGAACTGTTCATTCAGCTCAAACGGGAGACCGCTTATTGGAAGACAGGCGAGTTTATCGTTGACATCCTCTCGATCCTACCGTTCTATGTCGGCTTCTTTGTTCCTGCTCAATACCTCGGAATCATTCGAACACTCCGAGTCTTTCGACTGCTCAAACTCTTCTGGCATAATGATTCATTCACGGTCATGAAGAATGCCTTTGCGCTTGCTTGGCCATCAGTGAGGAACGTCGGCTTCTGCTTGATATGTCTCGCCCTCTTCTGTTCCGCCATCCTCTTCCAAGTTGAGCCGACTACATTCGGGTCAATCGGCAACACGCTCTACTTCGTATTGACAACTATCACGACCATCGGCTTCGGTGACTACTCGCCTAAGACCGGACTCGGAAAGGCAATCACGATCTTCCTACTGTATGGTCCGTCGCTGATGGTCTGCGGATCCTTAATAGGCGTCGTCTGCTCCTCATATCAAACCTCTCTTGAACAATTCAACAAAACCAAACATGAATCCGATTGAACTAACCCGCGAAATGATCGAAGACTGCATTCTCAACTCGAAGGTATTTCGAGATGCGATCATCGACAACATTATGCTTGCTCAGAAGCCGAACCTCCACGAGGAACTGCTGAAAGCCATGCATGATTCGGTTCAGCCCAACCACATCGGCGGCGGTACCACGATGAACAAGATCGCTTTCATCAAGGCAATCCGCGAACTCTCACAGAAACGCGCCCGCGAGTTCGTTGAACAGTATCCGTCGATCATCTCAGGTTCTGAATACTTTGGTCCTGGCGGCGCGTCGACCTTGGGCCTCGCTGATTCGAAGCACCTCGCCGAATCCTACATCTCGCTCCATTACCGCCCATGATGGCCAACGTTTTCATTACACGCACTAAGGGTACCCGCCGTCCTTCGCGCTACGCTGCCTTTGAGGCAAAGATGCGCGAGGAACAACACAAGCGGATGAAGGAGATCGGCACGCCCACGATGTCTGAACTCAAAGAACGGGTCGAGGCGGCTGGCTATCACTTCGGTACCGCTATCAGGAACGAGTTTGTCAATATGTACCCAGCTGGGTATGTCGACAAAGCGGGTGAGAACCGCAAGTGTTGGGTGACATGGCATCCCACTAAAACCGAGAAGGCAACCCACATCTCGAAGAACTTCGACACACTAACCTACCGCCCGTTGCTCGACGACGATTTCTGCTTACCCCTACACATGCGATGATACCTCTATTCCAAACGATTGACGTGCACGAAGTGCTTGACCTCCCGATTGTCTTGCGTGACATGACGAAGACCCTTCGGTATTCATACATAGATCTATACGACCGCTATGAAGAAGCGGTCTTCTATGCCTCGAGTTCAACCGCGGATCAGCATATGCTCGATAGTTTTCGGACTAACCCTCCCAAGCCGCCGACATGCGACGATGTTAGGAGTTACGACTTCACCGCTTTAGGCAACACCCTTTTCGTTTACGGAATCATATGAAAGCACCAATCACAGTAACAATCACCGGCTTCGTTTCAATGGAACACGCAGAGGCTTGGGCCGCATGGTATGATGGCTCAGGCGAGCAACAGTCAGACGACTGGCTCGAGGAATGTGATGTTCCATCTGCATACCTCAAAGGCCCGCCGATCATCGAAGAAAACAACATCACGCTGGCCCTTCACGATCTCCCGCGTGGATGAAAATCTGATTTACATCCTCACCAAAATTTGATATAATAACACAAATGAAAATCGCTTCTGTAGAAAAACTAATTTCTGTTGAACCGCATCCAAATGCGGACCGTCTTGATCTCGTCAAGGTGTTGGGTTACCAATGCGTGACCGAAAAGGGCCTGCATTCCGCTGGCGACCTCATCATCTACATTCAGCCTGACTCTGTCTTGCCTGAAGATGCAGCATGGGCTGAGGGCTATCGCAAGTACTCTCCTGGTCGTATCAAGGCCGTGAAGCTCCGCGGTGAATTCTCGGAAGGCATCATCGTGAAGTTCGAGCAAGTTGGTTTGGCTAATTCCTACGGGACTGAAGGATTTGATGTTGCTGAATTGCTTGGCGTCAAACACTACGAGCCACCGCTTCCCCAAGATCTTTCTGCAAAGGGTGCCCTTCCTTTCGGCATCCCGAAGACCGACGAAGAGCGTTGGGAGAACATCACGGGCCGCTTGCCTTTCGGTGAGAAGGTTGATGTGTCTCTGAAGATCGACGGCCAATCATGGTCTGCATATTACAATGTCAAGACAAAGGAGTTCGGCGTGCTGGGCCGCACGATGGAATACAAGGAAGAGTGCTCCAACCGTTACACAGCACAGATCGAACGGTATGACATCAAGAACAAGCTTGTTCAATACTGCACTGAGCTTGGCATGTCGCTTTGTATCCGAGGCGAGTCTTATGGCGATGGCCTTCAAGCGCACTCATTCAATCCGCATGCGAAGGAAAAGGCAGGTCTTGCTATCTTCTCCGTATATCTCATCGATGAACGCCGCTACGCTCGTAAAGGTCATCCGTTCTATTACCCGCTTGTTGCTGAACAACTCGGCCTTCCAACTGTGCCAATCCTCGAGCGTGACGTGGTGCTTACACAGGAACTCATCGACAAGTACTCCGTTGGTCTCAAGAAGATTGACGGCAAGCCATTCGAAGGCGTCGTGATCAACCACGGTGACTACGTCATCGAGCGCGAGTCGAACATCATGGTTTGCCCTGACGGAGTTGAACGCGATGTTGGCGGCGCAAAGACATACGTTGCTCATTCCTTCAAGGTCATCTCGAAGCACTACGATTCACAGAAGTGATCCGTGTTTGAGCAAAAGATAACGCGATACTCCGGTAAGCTGCTCTGCTTCAATAATGCTAGAGAAGGTCTTGCCGGAGTATTCAATCTTCTTTGATGTATGCCGCTTTGAACTTATAGACATTTTTCTACGAGTAGCATCGGAAGCAGAAGATCCCAATTTAGCAATAGACAAATTTTTCCTATGCTCGTCTGAGAATGTCATTCCTTTCTTAGCAACAGATATTCGTCTGCGTGATTCATCAGATCGCTTGCATGATGCCGGATGCTCTTTCCCAAATTTGCCAACAAGCCGCTGACCATTCTCTCTAGTAAATCCACCAAGCCCGCCTGGTTTTAAGTTATACACATTTCCACTTGAGATGAATTCATCTGTTACTAATTCACGTTCTTTAGCATATGCTTCAGTCGCGTTGTCAAACTCATGAAGCGTAACTCTTTTGAATTTTGATCTTCCGTGTTTCTTGATTGCTCTAGAGATTAGAGTGCCTGAACCAAGATAGTCATCATGATCTCCGCCATTTCTATGAACACCAATGTAAATTTTGCCAGTCTCTAAATTAGTAGTTTCATACACGATGTACATAACCATATTTATTTCCAAATGAGTGACACTTCAAGAGGCGGAGACGCCTACATCCCGTCTATGACGTGGGCCTACGCAGCTGAAGAGTTGCGTAGGCTCGCCTCGCAATTTACAATAGAGCGTAAGCAAGATCTTGAGAACAAGTTCATGTTTCGTATTGTGAGCGTTCAAAAGAAGCGGACTGATAAACCCGCCATCCCAGTGCATATAAATTTTGATATGCACACGAAAACGATGCAACAGCAAGAGACCCAAGCGATTCTTTCGACGTTCGATCAACTCGATGCGCTCGTCGAGAAATGCGACCGGCTCGAGCATGAGCGCGATCTTTGGAAAGCCGAAGCAGAACGTTGGCGGGAAATCGCCATGACGAAAGAAGACTAATGTGTTTCATCCCGCCGCCTGCGCCACCTGCACCTCCGTCGCCTCGCAATATAGTTCACTGCCGAGGTTGCAACTCTCTAGTTGATGCTAGCGTCTGGGGAGACCTTTGCTCAATTTGTGTTGTCACTGGAGGAAAAAGTCCTCCGGCTGTAGAAGAGACTGTCTCACCTGGGTGGCATCCAACATCAATTCAAATAAAAGGTTGGGAACCTACATTACGTCCACAACGACCACTCCGAACGTCTCGTGAAGTTGTTTGTGAATCGCCTAAGGCGCCGATGTCATTCCAAGAGGAGATGGACGCAGCTCTTGCCTTTAATCCATTACAAGATTTGATTTTACAACGCACGAAGAATGTGATATAATTACTAATATGCTACCAATCTATAAAGTTGCCGACATTCGGCAAGCATTCGTTGAAAAATACCTAAGAGGAGATATCGTAACAAATGACACAGGTTCGTTGTCCGGTGCTGATACAGTCGAGATCCTCGGCGCTTCATTCATTGCTGACGAGTCTGCAATCTTTGGTGTACCCAACTATCCTTACATCCAAAACGAGATTGATTGGTACATCTCGAAGTCGCTCAACGTGAATGACATTCCTGGCGAGGTGCCTAAGATCTGGAAGGCGGTTGCTTCTCCTGATGGTCTCATCAACTCGAACTACGGGTACCTCATCTTCTCCAAAGAAAACGGTGCACAGGTTTGCAATGTCATCGACACGCTATTGCAGTCGCCGTCGTCTCGACGTGCAACAATGATCTACACGCGGCCGACAATGCATGTTGATTTCAACACGAATGGCATGCAAGATTTCGTTTGCACGAACGCCGTGCAGTACATCATTCGCAACAATCGACTGCACGTGATCGTTCAGATGCGCTCTAACGACGCATGGGCAGGCTTCCGCAATGACCTGGCTTGGCAACTCTTCGTTCAGAAGTTTGTGCTTTATGCTTTGAATGCGCCACGTTTCAACAGCTTATATGAGCTAGGTGATGTTCATTGGCAGGTGTCATCGTTGCACGTCTACCAACGCCAATTCTATTTGCTCGATCACTTCGCGAAGACGGGCGAACACCACATCACGCTCGAAAACTATAACAAGCTTTACAAATGAACATGGCTGAACAACATCGTGAAGACATCATCACCAAGGCAGAGGTTGAGGCTGAGCTTGATCAGCTATTAGGCAAGATCAGAAGCGAGCGCCAGCCTAACACACGCGGAGTTATGCTCCTAACACAATTCCTCGCAGGCCTGATGTTACAGTATGGAAATATTGATCAGTCCAAGCTTGACGCTCACGAGTTTATGTTTTGGCTTACTCATAATGGCGACGGAACTCTAATCACCCCGGCAATCAAAAACGCATGACAACATATCAAACAATTCAGGAAGTACTTGAGAAGGTAATCGGCGAAGCTAATACGCCTGAGCTGCGCGCAAAGGTTACGAAAGAACTTGAGGATCGTCTGAAGGAGTGTGTTCGTATCAAAGTCATTTGCGACGAGACTACTAATCCGCCGTCAGTGATTTATATGAATGAGTTGCGCGGGATTGTCATTAAGGGAGATGCTAAGAAACCTGAAGAGACACAGTACCGATTCAGGATTAGTTCAACCGGAATAAATGTTGTATGATAACACTTGAAAACATTAACAAGCAAGACGCGTGTAAGAACCTGCTCGAGTCTCCAGCACCTATCGTTGTTGGCCGCCTAATCGATGATATCCGCGCGTACATTTCGTTCGTGGACGCGCTTACTAAGCAAGTAAGGATTCATCCTATTGATGAAGACGATCTGAACGAACTAATCGACAAACACATACCTTCATGAAGATGGCATCCTTAATAGAAACTCGCGAGCAGAAAAAGATCTGCTCATTGATAAACGAACTCGAAGAAATCCTTTTCAAGCATGTTGATTCGCCTGGCGTAGACATAACAGACCTCGAGATACCAAATCAACTTGTAAGACATGTAGCTCGTCAGATGTTGTTTCATACAAAGGCTTTTCCTGGCGTTCATGATCTCGACTATTCTCGTCTTGGCGTGCTAGCAATAACTCCGCCCAACTTCTCGATCAACTATTACACCACCTGGGCCTTCCAAGAAATTTACGACAATGCTGTTTAAGAAAGGTGATCCTATTGCGGTTGACTTCGATGGAACTTGCGTAACACACGAATATCCGAAGGTCGGTCGATTCATCGGTGCACAGAAAGTGTTGCATCGTATTGTTGCTGAGGGCGGTAAGCTTATCTTATGGACAATGCGAAGCGGCGAACATCTCGATGATGCGCTTGCTTGGTTTGACGAGAATGATATTCCGCTCTACGGTATTCAGGTAAACCCAGGCCAGTACACATGGACGACTAGTCCTAAGGCGTATGCAAAGATTTACATCGATGATGCCGCGCTTGGTTGTCCCATGAAGCCAGGCTTTAAAGATGAACGTCCTTTCGTTGACTGGGACGCAGTAGAACTCTTACTATTCGGAAACAATGCATAAAGAAGACCTCCAAGAAATCGTTGACTTGTCCGATATGTTAACGACCGACATCGAAAGTTTCATCGGCGAGTTCAACGATGAACTAACGAGAAGTCGACTCACGGAAATCATGCGAATGTACTTCGTTAGAGTTCGCGCGATAACACGTCTTCCGATTGACATCAACAAGATTGGGTTGTGCAACATCAGTAAGATAGCGCCAACTATTGGATCTGACTTTGGTTTACCTACAGACAGATCTGAAAACGAAATAAGAGCTAATGCATACACCCAAAGTGCCTTTCGAGATATCTCCCGCATTATTGAAGACAATCAAGTTTCGTCCTGATGGGTACGTGGACAATTGGTTCTCGAACATGTTACCATTCGATCACCCGCTTGTCGTTGACGGAATAACATACTTCTCGGTCGAGAATTTTTACCAAGCTTCAAAGATTGAGGCATACCGGCGCGAGTTGCGCGTCGAGATTGCAAGCATGAGCCCGCCTAAGTCGAAGGCATGCTTCCGGAGGGAACCTGACAAGTTTGTCGTGATGCAGGATTGGACGACGGGCCGCAAGCTCCGAACAATGCAGTATGCGCTCAACTGGAAGTTCTTGCCAGGCACGTCATGGCACGAGAAGCTTATGCAAACCCAAGCCGATCCTATCATTGAGTTCAACAACTGGAACGACACGTTCTGGGGCTGGGACATCAGGAAGGAGACAGGCTCAAATCATTTAGGCAGACTACTGATGGAAATGCGCGCGCGGTTTGCTCAAAGCACGCTCGACTCTTTCATGTCATAATGTTATTTACATATGACGTCCAATAGTGTATAATCATAAAAATGGAAATACTCAGCGTTAACACAGTAAAAGAAACCGAAGCGATGCGCGTCCTTGACGAGTGCCGTGCAACGATGGAAAAGAAGGGGAACGATTATCAGAATCCGCACTCGCGTATTCGACAAGCGGACTATTATCCTGCAGGCGTTGCGACGATACTTGACATCGTGCATGCCAAGGTTCTCCGCATGAGGTCCGTCATCGAAGCGATGGAGAACGATCCTAACTACGTCCCCAACTTCGAATCGTTCGAAGACTCATGCAAGGATGCAATCAATTACCTTGCCTTCGGTGTCTCATACTCTCGCGGCAAGATTGATGGCCAAGATCCTTCGCGAGATTTTCTTAACCGCATGACACGCAAAGCATGAACATAACATGTCCTTTCAGGCACGTCGTCACCGACGTTGATGGTGTCCTCACGGACGGTTCATTTCATTATTCCCCTGACGGTAAAACGCACAAGGTCTTTGGGCCGCATGATTCTGACGGTGTCAAGATCTTTCGTCGTTTGGGAATTGCTGTCTATGCGATCTCGGCGGATAAGCGTGGGTTTCCAATCACGCTAGCGAGGATGAATGACATGAATGTCCCCATTGAATATGTTACTGAGAACAACCGATATCGGTTTGTCGCAGATAAGTTTGTGTTAGGCGATACATGCTTCATCGGTGATGGCATTTTCGACGCGGCCCTCCTCGCGGATTGTTCATTCTCGTTCTCTCCATCGAACGCGCCTGACTTCGTTCGACAATATGCTAAGCACAACTGCAAAGCCCGCGGCGGTAACGGTGTCCTTCTTGAAGCAGCACTATATACTATCAGCACCTGGTTCCCCAATGAACTTGATGCCCTACTTAAAGACCTAAGACTACTATGAAGATCATCCTCGACGAAATGACTCGAATGGGCGACGCCCTCGACACAAAAGAAGTTCAGACATACGTTAACTCTCTCGCGTATAGGTTAATATCCAAGCCAGCTATCGTAGGTCTCGCGGCGGGTCGTATGGGATACGCGTTGCGAGCATTCATCATGCGCCTCAATCACATGGGTTTCAACGCAAGCATGATAGGCGACACGAACGTCCCTCTTATCACCGCGAATGATATCGTGCTCGTGAACAGTTCATCAGGTGAAACTCCGTCGATCCTTTTGTATGTTAAGCAAGCCCGTGACGCAGGTTCGCGTGTTTACACGACGACGTGCAACCCGATGTCGTCCATCGGCAGACTATCACATGAAGTTATTCCTCTCCCGAAAATCAATTCGGTTCAGCTGATGAAGTCGGCTTACGAACAATTCTCGATGCTGTTATATGATCACATCGTCATGGAGCTTTCATCAAAACTAAACCTAGACCCTGAGTTCACGACTCATAATCACTCAATCCTCGAATAATGAAACCTATCTTCGGCGCATCAGTTATATGCATGGATCACCTCAACCTCGAACGCGATGTTCGGTTGTGTGCTGAACTCGGAGTCGACTACCTCCACCTCGACGCAATGGACGGCCATGCCGTTCCTCGTTATGGTGTCTATCCTGAGCAGGTTGCACGCATCGCGACCATCACTGACCTCCCGCTTGACCTTCACCTCATGGTGTCGGATGTCGAGTTCGCGATTAGTCAGTTCGATATCTCGAAGGTCAGGACAGTAACATTCCACTTGAACGGTAATGAAGGGCGAGCGCTTTACCTCATGGACAAGATTCGTGAAAAAGGAGCACGGCCAGGCCTTGTCATGAACCTTGACATGCCGCTCTACGCGTTGCACCGCTTGATTGACAACGGAGAACTTGACCTCGTGATGTTCATGGGTATTCATCCTGGTGTACTCGTTCAAACGGCACGTCCTGAAACAGTTACTGATGACATATTCGGCTTCCTCTCGGTTTATCCTAACGTCGAGATCCAAATCGACGGCGCTCTTAACTTCGACACCTTCGAACAATTTAGGAACGACGGCGTTGATTCATTCGTCGGCGGGACGGGCACTATATATAAGAACGTAGATCGCAACACAAACTGGGAAACCCAAGAAGCGATCATCCGCACGAACATGCAACGCATCAAATCATTTCTCCAGTAATGTATAAAGTCGTAATCCCATCTGCCGGGTTAGGTTCACGCGTCGCCGCGCATTCGCCTAACATCAACAAAGCACTAATCACGATTGGCAACAAGCCTGTCATCTCGCACGTCATCGACAAGTTCAAGAAGGACGTCGAGATCGTTGTGTTATTAGGTCATCACGGATCTTACGTAAGGCAATCGCTCGAGGCGATCTATCCTGACCGTAAGATCTCTTTCGTTGACGTCGAGCTTTATCAAGGTGAAGGATCCGGACTTGGTCTTACGTTAGGATGCGCCGAACATCTGTTGCAGTGCCCATTCATATTCATCTCGAACGACACAATCATTCCTGATGAAGTCATTGATCTTGACCCTAACATCACGGGCAATTGGATGGCTTACTATACCGCGACAAAAGCTGACTCGTTTAACACGTCGGTCTACCGCACCGTCGAGATTGACAACGGTGTTGTGACAAACATCAACCCGAAGGGAATCGTATGCCCTAACATTTATGTTGGTCTATGCGGTGTCAAAGATTATGACGGTTTCTGGAAGAGCATGGACAACCCGCGTGCGATTCCTGTCGGCGAATCATACGGGCTTAAGTTTCTCAATAACATCAAAGCGATTCCTGTCCCATCATGGTGCGACACCGGGAACGTCGAATCACTTCTTAAGACGCGTGAACTGCTAGAGACTCACGAGTTCAACATCGTTCACAAGAATGATGAGGCTATCTGGTTTTACGATAACCGCGTGATCAAGTTCAGTGTTGACGATAAGTTCATTGCTGATCGAGTCAAGCGCCTTCAAGGATTGGGCAATCAAATCTTTCCTTCACTGATCCACGTTGACAAGAACCTCTACGTCTATAACCGAATCGTCGGCGATGTTGTAAGCAAGACACTCAATGGGACTAACGTCATCGACATCCTCGACTTCGCGAAGAAGGAGATGTGGGATAACACTTCGAATGCTACGCCTGAACTCGTCGAGGCGTGTTATTCGTTCTACCGTGATAAGACGTTCAAGCGTGTCCAACAATTCTTCGACGTCTTTGAGTGTGTTGACACGGTGGACACGATTAACGGCGTGACGATTCCGCCAATGTATGTGCTGCTTAATCGCGTTGATTGGCGCGACCTATGTGATCATCCGCATGCCTCGAAGTATCATGGCGACTTCCACAACGAAAACATTCTAGTCACGCCGTCCGGCAATCCAATGCTGATCGACTGGCGCCAAAACTTTGGGTATGATAACCTAGACATCGGCGATGCATACTATGACTTCGCTAAGTTCATGCACGGGCTCATTGTTTCTCACCATCAGATTTTGTGCAACCACTTTACGGTCGAGCGAGATTCCTCGAATAACATCACGATAGATATTTTACGGCCACACCGTTTAGTCGAAGCTGAGGAGACGTTCGTGAAGTGGCTGAAGGAGAATAATTATGACGCATCGCGCGTGAGATTGCTTACCGCACTAATCTTCCTGAACATCGCAGCGCTTCATGAGTATCCTTACTCGCTATACCTATTCTATCTTGGCAAACATCTACTGAACAAATACCTAGTCTCGACACTATCATGAATATTCTAATCGGCAAAACAGGCCGCTCTATTTACTTCAACTCGAACAGTCGTGGGTTCACGGCCGGTGATGAAGAGGCGCCTATGTTATATCGGCTCCTCGCGAAAAGAAATCCCGAGCATACGTTCTATCTTATCGGCAGGTCCGACATTACACGGATGCGTGACAAGGAGACGACGGGTTCGCTATCATCCTTCTTCGATGAAGTTGAGGAGGAAGAAATCGACGAAGGTTTGCCGCCTAACATAATCAACCTCTTCGACGACTGGACGAACAAGGTTACGATTGATGATCATGTTTGGCTCGAGGAAAAGATTCGTCGACTGGACCTGAAGTTCGATGCAGGTGTTATTTTCATCGGACCTACGCCAGCCGTGGGAATTCCTAATGTAGGCATTGAACGCCTTGACGGAAAAGGAAAGGCGAAGACACTGGAGATGTTTCAAAAGTACTATGCTGGCATTGTGCATACGCTCAATTGGACGAACACGCCGTTCATCTCAATATGTTCAGACCCTAAGTATGCTCCGCAATACGCACGCGATATCATCAATGATGAACGGGTAGTGCTTAGTCAAATCAACCAAACATACGCGCGCAAACGAATCAAGTCATACGAGGAGTCGTTGACGTTGCGTGACGTCAAGCTGAAGTACATTTACTCCGGAATCGAAACTGTCTTCCTGCTTGGCGAGAAAAAGATTGAATGGCTTGACCGTCCAAAGACGAACAAGTTTGTCATTGGCCTTAATGGCGGTCTATCTCGTGATGAGTTCATCAAGGATTGGATTCTCAAGGGTGATACGACGGGCATTAAGGTTTATGGCGAATGGGCGGACGAGTTCACGACGGGTTGGCCCGATGTCTTTGAGAACAAGAGTATCCGGTCGGTCGAGGACGTGTTCCTCAATTCGCGTTACACGATCATTGCGCCTCCGCATAAACCAACAGGAAACTTCGTAACTCAAAAGTTCTGGAAGATGATTTACTATGGCATCATCCCGTTCTTCCATCCAAATTACGATACCGACAACATCTTCAACGTGCCAGCTATCCTTCGAGTTAAGACACCCAAGGATATGTGGGAACGAATCAAATTCCTTGACGAGAATCCCGAGACATATAAGCTCGTGCAGAAGCGGCTGTATGACATGCTTGACGACAGCTACTTCAACGGAGACTTCCTTTACAACGTCGTCAAGACGAACCTCGAGCAGTACACCGGCGTCGTTCTATAACCTATAAATCAAATCAGCCAATGAATAAACAAACCAAAATTACATACGCGCCAATCATCCCGCTAATCGGTGGTGAACCTCTGGGTGTTATGACAGCACTCAATGGGCAACTGCCTGAGTATGTGTTATCATATTCGCCTTTCGCCGACAACGATTCGCACTACATCAAATATCTCCGTGATGTTAAGGGATTCACGGGTGACTATGCTGTCATCGATGATCCTGCATTCGAGAACTATGTTCCAAAGCAGGTTGATGTTGTCATGAGCACTTGCCCGTGTGCAGGCTTGTCGTCGTTGTCCGTTGCATCGTCAGCTGATTCGCCCGTGAACGAATGGCTTTACACCTCGGCTGAGTATGTGTTATCTACCGTGAAGCCCAAGGTCTTCTGGGGAGAAAACGCGCCGCGTCTATTCTCATCGTTCGGTAAGCCCGTTGCTGATAAGCTTCATGCAATCGGTAAGAAGTACGGATATTCGCTCAACCTTTACTACACGGAGTCTAAGCTGCATGGCCTTTGCCAGAAGCGTCCGCGTACATTCTACTTCTTCACACAATCCGAAGTTGCTCCTATCTTCAAAACCTGGAGACGCGATCTCAATCCTGTTGAGGACATCCTCAAGAAGAAGACACTCAAGAAGGATCCAATGAATGTTCTCATCAACAAAGCGGACCCAATGGATAACCCATGGGTTGCATACGCGGTTGAGAAGGTCGGCGGCGGAACACTCAAAGGTGTTTATGATTACATCGAAGAAACGCAGAACCTCATCAACGGTGCGGACGGCGACTTCGGTCAGTCACTCCCAGAGGTTGCTGATTGGATGGACGCACAGGACAAACCTACGTTCTCGCATGTCGCGAAGCGCGCACGCGCAATGCAAGGCAAGCTTGATGACGGCAAAGGTTATTGGTCGCACGGCGTCACGATGTCGAAGGGTGCTATCCCATCGTTGATCGGCGCAATGCCAGGTTCGTTAATCAATCCATTCACAGGGACATTCCTAACACTTCGTGATTGTCTTCGAATCATGGGTATGCCCGAGGACTTCAATCTCGCGTCCGAGAATCCTGTTTCGAAGTCTAACCACATTTGTCAGAACGTGCCGGTGACAACTGCGCGTGACATGATGGACGGCATTCTTCAATACTTGAACGACGATTGCGAGTTCTCTAACTCCGATTACATCAAGCAGTCTAACCGAAACTTCTCGGTCATCTCAGTCAACGCCCAAAAGGAAACTACGGCGTCCCTTGATTCCTTCTTCTAATACACACACCACACAATAACATATGTCAGCAATACTCGACAAACTCAAGAAGAACTCCCGCGTCAAATCCGCGGAGATCCTATGTGACTCACCTTTCTTTGGAAAGGTTGAGTTGACGACAACGCCAGTGCCGATGATCAACGTCGCGCTCTCAGGCTCACTTAACGGTGGTCTCGCTTCAGGCCTTACTGTTCTTGCAGGTCCATCCAAACACTTCAAGACAAGCTATGCGTTGCTTATGGCCGCGGCATATCTGAACAAGCACAAGGACGCATGTCTGATGTTCTATGATTCGGAATTCGGTTCGCCTCAAGCATACTTCGAATCGTTCGGGATTGATCCTGCGCGTGTTCTACACATTCCTATCAAGGATGTCGAGGAGCTGAAGTTCGACCTTGTCAACCAACTTGAAAACCTTGATCGGAAAGACAAGGTCATTATCATCATCGACTCAATTGGTAACCTTGCATCGAAGAAGGAGTTGGAGGACGCAATCGACGCGAAGTCGGTCACGGACATGTCGCGTGCAAAGTCGATCAAAGGCTTGTTCCGTATGGTCACGCCGTTCCTCACGATCAAGGATGTTCCTTGCTTGGCCGTGAACCACACATATCAAGAGATGGGCTTGTTCCCGAAAGCAGTCGTCTCAGGTGGTACTGGCATCTATTACTCCGCATCCAACATTTGGATCGTCGGTCGTCAACAAGACAAGGTAGGTACTGAGGTTCAAGGTTATCACTTCGTCATCAATGTCGAGAAGAGCCGGTTCGTCAAGGAGAAGTCCAAGATTCCGATTTCGGTTTCATGGGACGGCGGCATCGACAAGTACTCAGGTTTGCTTGACCTTGCGTTGGAAGCAGGTTTCATTCAGAAGCCATCCGCCCAATTCTGTCAGTTGCTTGACTTTGCGACCGGAGAGTTTGGTACTGCGAAGGTTCGTCCTAAGGCAATCCCTGATTCGTACTTTGCTGAACTGGTCAACTATCAACCCTTCGCGGACTACATCACGAACAAGTACACGATCGGACTTCGTCAAATGATCTCAGACGACTCAGACGAAGTTGGTCCTGACACGGATGAGGAGGACGAAGATGCCTAACACCAAGATAGTCCAAGTCGACATCGAATTCTCGCGTGTCAGATGGTTAGGCGAACGCACTAATGAAGTTCATCAACTTATCCGAGATGAACTTATCAAGTACAGTGCTGAGCGTGGTAGGCAAGCGCCTACCCAGGTCATGGTTGAGGTGTCGCCTAACCTAGCAAACGAGTTGAGCTTTGGTGACGCAACCAACTTCAACTGTAGCCTGCTAGGCGTGCCTGTTAGGTTCTCCGTGAATTGGACACTCATCAGGAATTTCATTCGACTAACCATTTCTTGATTTACATGGAAGAGGAAATAGATTACAATTTTGTAGAACACGCCGATTCGACTCTTTACTCGATTCGATTGATGACCGGCAATTGGGCTGGTGTTATTTACACTTATGGGCGTGTTTCTATTAGGGAGGATCGGCGCAACGACACTGCAGTCCTCTCATTTGATTACCGCATCGAAGATGTAGGTGACACCTCATTCGCACCAGAAGATCTGGAGACGAGTGATGCGTTTAGAAATATGATAGGTGATATCCTTGCCGATATCCTATCAAGTGAAGAAATACATATAGGCAAAGATGCAACCAAATTTACAGACGATAATCGTAAAGGGACTACTCCATGATGAGACATTCTGCCGTAAGGCGTTACCACACATAAAGCCTGAATACTTTGAGGGCGAGCATCGAGTTGTTTATGATCTGATTCTTAAGTTCATTTCCAAGTATAACAAGCTGCCTAACTCTGCAGTACTTGACATTGAATTCCGCGCATCAAATCATAACGTAGGCGCTGACACGATCAACGTCGCGAAACTAATCTCCGACGTTGATACGCCAGAGATTGTTGAGTATGATTGGTTAGTTGACTCGACCGAGAAGTGGTGTAAGGACCGTGCAGTCTACATCGCAATCATGGAGTCGATTCAGATCATCGACGGCAAGGCTGAAGGTAAGGCGGAGGGGATGATTCCTGACATCCTCTCGAAGGCGCTTGCAGTAACATTCGACACTAACGTAGGCCACGACTACCTCGAGGACGCGGAGAAGCGGTATGATTACTATCACCGCGTCGAGGATAAGATTGCGTTCGACATCGACATGTTGAACAAGATCACGAACGGCGGTGTATCGCGCAAGACATTGAACATCATTCTTGCAGGTACTGCCGTGGGTAAGTCGCTCGCTATGTGTCACCTCGCGGCTGCGGCGATGGCCCAAGGTCGTAGTGTGTTATACATCACGATGGAAATGGCGGAGGAAAAGATCGCTGAACGTAATGATGCTAACCTCTTCGACATCAACATTGATCAGATCACGAACCTCTCGAAGGAGATGTTCAATCACAAGATCAAAGGCATTGCTGCAAAGACACACGGCAAGCTGATCATCAAGGAATATCCAACAGGAGCTGCTCATGCCGGACACTTCCGGGCGCTCCTGATGGAACTGAAGCTGAAGAAGAACTTCGTTCCTGACATCATCTTCATCGACTACCTGAACATTTGTGCATCGTCTCGAATCAAAGGTGGAGCTGAAGGCGGTACATACTCGCTCATCAAGTCGATTGCTGAAGAGCTTCGCGGTTTGGCGGTCGAGTTCAATGTTCCGATTTGGTCAGCCACGCAGGTCACTCGATCCGGGTATGCCTCGTCCGACGTTGAAATCACGGACACGTCTGAATCATTCGGTCTTCCTGCAACAGCGGACTTGATGATCGCCTTGATGTCAACTGAACAACTCGAGAAGATGGGTCAGATCATGATTAAGCAACTCAAGAATCGTTACAATGATGTAGGCAAGTACAAGCGATTCACGGTCGGTGTTGATCGAGCTAAGATGCGGTTGTATGACATTGCTGACCCAATGGCTAACATCGCGAACGAGTCGTCCTCGCAATCAAATGTCGTGCAGACACCGTTCAGCGCAGGTAAGCCCGAACGAAAACAGTTCACTGGATTCAAGACATGAGCGAAATAGTTATCATACATGGACGTAAGTGGGTGATGACGGATATCCCAGCGCCTGACTATTCGAAGACTATCTTCCGCCCGCATCCATTCAAATTCAAATACAGATATGCAAGTAAAACTAATGACACTGAACGAGCCGAACCTAAATGGGCTGACCTACTCAACGGATGTCGTAAAGAAGGCGATTGATGAATACATCGCAAGAGGCAAGCCTATGCTAATTCAGCGTGCATTCAGCAGGGAAGCAGGCGTGAATCTTGAGAACGTATGCGGCGAAGTCAAAGACATTCAGTTCAACGACTTCGAAATGTCTGGCACGGTCCATCTGTTTCCAAATGATGAGGCCCTTCGCGCTTTACATGTTAGGCCCGCCTTTGTTGGTCGTATAGAAGAAGGCATGGTAAAAGACATCGAACTACTCTCATTCAACTTTACAGCTGACCCGGCATGAAGAAGATAAGACGATGGGTAATCGGCCCCTGCTCAATATGTGGAAACGAGTTTGAGCGGTACGAGCCGAGACGCGAATGTAGTTACTGTAACCCCTTTGCCCAAACCAATGAGCCTGTCATACAACCGCCACAAAGATCAGGTCGCGCTCGAGCGCGCGCGAACACGCGTTAAGACCGAAAACAATAAGTGGGAACAAGGATCATCTCCTAATATAGAACGCATCGAGAAGCGGGCACGACATCTCAAGGATACTCCGACACCATGCTCATGCGAGATGTGTCGTAACCCAAGACGATCACGTTGGGCAAACGGAACAAGCAAGCTCACGATGCAAGAAAGAAAAGCTCTTAGTAACATAAACCAAACAGAACAATGAACGAAAAAGAACAAGCAATCGCCGATAAGTTTCTAAACTCAATTGATTTTGCGAATGTCAATGAAAGGCAGGAGGCAATCTATGTGTATCAGTCATTCCTCGGTGCTGTCCAAACGCGCCTTCAGATTGAGGCACAAAATATTGAAAACAGAAAGCAAGCATGATCACAACAAAAATCATCGCTGACTCGATCTCAACATCAGGCAAACGCATCACGACGTTTGAACTTGAGTATCCTCGGTTCATTCATTCGGAGTTCATGACTCACCGAATGATCTCGAAGAACGCCGCATCATCGCGCGCAATTCCTATCGAGACCATGATCAAGCAGGTCACGGAGAATCCAGCATGGCCTGTCTTCTGGGGCAAGAACCAAGCAGGCATGGCTGCAACAGAAGAGCTTACTGGAGCTGCTCTGTATAACGCCAAACAGATTTGGATTGAAGCTCGTGATTCAGCGATCTATAACGTAAAAGAAATGGTCAAGCAGGGTCTGCACAAACAGATTGCTAACCGCATGCTCGAGCCGTGGGCGCACATCAAGGTTGTGGCTACTGCCACTGACTGGGATAACTTCTTCCATCTACGCCGACATCCTGCAGCTCAGCCTGAGATTCATGCGCTCGCGGATTCGATGTGGGACCTTTATTCAATCAACACGCCTGACTTGAAGTATGTTGACGAGTACCATCTTCCGTATGTGTCTGACGAAGACAAGAAGCGGTACACACTTGACGAGTGCATCAAATTGTCTGCATCGTTGTGCGCTCAGGTTTCATACCGTAAGACTGATGAGTCACTTGAGAAAGCGCTGTTGATCTATGATCGTTTAGTCGCATCGACGCCAGTCCATGCTTCTCCGTTCGAGCATCAAGCTTCGCCATCATTGCTTTCGTCTGAGAGATCAGGGAACTTCAATGGTTGGGTTCAGTATCGGCAGTCTCTACCAAAGAATGTATGTAATGTCTACAACGGAATAACTGAATGAAAACATTTAGAGAATTCGTAAATACGCCGTTGCCTAACAAGATAGTTGTGCCGAAGGAGCCTGACACTACTTTTAGAGATGGCGGCTCGTTGGGTTACTATGTGAAGAACAAGGATGAATGCGGCTTTCAGTTAGTTGTGCAGGACTTCTCGATAGGAGCAAAGCGAAATAACACGGAAGGAACGTGGTATGCGAGACAACCATCGCCTGATCACTTAGAAAAGCATCCGATTGATATGCAGCAGCTTCAGTTCGTATAAATAACCGCAATAGCCACAACATCTAATCATATGCTAAGTTTCAAATCATTTCTAGAAGAAGGCTTTGCTCCGGCCTCGCTCGACAAAGTTGGTGACGTTATCACCAAGTATCTCAAAAGACAGACAGGAATGAGAATGTTCCGTCTACACGGCGTTGAACAATTCGAGGGCGGCGGTAAGCATCGCGGTTACGGCATTCGTTGGATGTTTCCTCAGAAGAATCAATCACTTCGTCTTAACTGGAAGCAACCAACAGGCGTTGGCATTGCTGAGTTAAACTCAATCACGTATTGGAACGGTAAAGAATCTCGCCCATACGTTATTACGTTCAACAATCCTGTGTCTATTGTCAAGGCTCTTCCTATCGTAGCTGACATCCTCAAGACATCGACTGTTCCTAATGAGATCATCACGATGCCTGACGGCGTACCGCTCAACGAATCTTTTATTGAAGGTTCGTCAGTCATATCAGAAGCTGGTGCGCCGGCGTCATTTGGCATGCCTGAAATTTTCGATGGTGTTCTCGATCTAATTCAAGAGCCTAACTTTACAAAGGGAAAGATTCACGGTCGTTACAAAGGTGCTGGCGTAAAAATCTTTGATGAACTTGAACGCCGGTATCCCGAGCTTATTGCAAAACAAGGTACCGCTTACGCATGGTGGGGCAAGGCTCGCGACATCAGCGCGATGAAGAAGCAACGCGATGATGTTCTCAAGGCTATCGGTGCTGAAACTGCAACTGTTACACGTGGCAATGCTAAGGAAGATTACCCTGAGCAAGATGCTCAAGCTGATAAGCTCGAAGATCAGCGCGAACGCCTAACATACGAGCAGCAACAGAAGGACCTAGTCAATCTCGTCAAGTGGATGGTTTCTGGCGCAACAAATGCAATCTTCGTCGCAGGACGCGGTGGTGTCGGTAAGACGGTACCTGTTATGCGCACGCTTGCTGGCATGGGATATGTTGACGGAAAGAACATGTTCGTCAACAAAGGCTCTATCTCAGCATCAGGTCTATACAGCCTTCTCTACCGTTACCAAAATGAACTCGTTGTATTCGATGACTCGGATGCTGTGTTCGGTGACCAAGAAGGTCGTAACGTTCTCAAGGCAGCGACCGACACTCAGAAATTCCGTAAGCTCGTTTGGAGTAAGCGTGGCGCGAGTGTCATGAACCCGGACGACTATACGAAAGACGAAATCCTTGATGCTGGTGCAGTCCCTCAATGGTTTGAGTTCACGGGTCGTATCGTTTTCATCTCGAACCTTAAGATGGATAAACTTGATCCTGACGGAGCTCTCCGCACGCGTGGTTATATGATCACGATTGACCCGACCGATCAAGAGTTGTTCGACTTTATGAAGATCATTGCACCTGATACCGAACTTGAAGAAGGTCTTACACTCGATCTAAAATCTCGTTTGCACGTCGCGGATCTTATTGCTAAAACTACTTCGAAGGAGCCACCAAGTCTTCGAATGCTTGTCCGCGGTCTAAATACATACGCGTCTGCAATCAAATCAGGCAGCTCATTGACCGATGCTGAAATGGCCCGCATGATTTCTACCTACGCATAACCAACACCTCCCACACGCACCCCTACCGTGATTCGCGTCCGCGTTTATAGATGTAAAGATTCTTTAACGCGGGCGCGTTTTCGTAAGGCTATCTTTTATTGCCTTGCTAAGCTGTTGCCTAACAAGAAACGGTTAGACCTTAAGATCACGTTCGTCGATGGCTTGAATGCAGAAGAAGGCATGGCTGGTTCATGTCAGGTTTGTGATTCGCCATCATCACATAAGCACTCAACCTTTGAGGTGTCGATTGACTCCGCTCTTTCATTCGAGGATAAGCTGTCAATTCTTTCGCATGAATTGACTCATGTCAAGCAATACGCAAAAGGCGAACTATCATACAATTACAAGAATGCTGATCAAGCGATCTGGAAAGGTAAATATGTTATGGAGGATACGTATCCATATGAAAAACAACCATGGGAGATTGATGCAGCTAAAGGAGAACTTAAGTTGCTCGATGAACTCCTGAAAAACAAAATTTGTGACTGATCATGGCTAACCTTGCACTAAAAGGAGCGGACGGAAAAATCTTTTGGGAAAAGTACGTTAAGAACAATCCTCACTTCAAGACCAACGAGTTTGAGATTGAGGAAGGAAAGTCAACGCCTCTCTTCACTAAGGAAGGTAACACGCTTAAGGCAACGATCAAGGTTTACAAAGCAGGAACGAAACTAAACATCCTTGATTCAAAGCTGGTTATCTTTGGTGATAAGAAGCTTGCATCCGTTAAAATGTCGGGACGCAAAGGATTCGTGCCTATCACGCGGATCAAGAATCCCACAGAAGGCAACGGCACTCAGTACGAGGCAGACGTTGTCGAACTCATCAATTCAACGATCGAGAGGGTCGGCCCAATCAGCATTAAGATCAAAGGTGATTCAAAGATCTATGACGACATATCCTATGCTGTCAAGGTAACGAAGCAACACAAGCAAGCCGCTGGAATTAAGTTCGATCCTAAGTGCGATATTATCTTGTGTAAGGATATCAAGAACCCCACCGCACGAGGATCAATTTACATCTCGCATAAGATGGAGGGGGGTGCGGAAGCATTCCAACAATTTTGCGGACTATCGGAATCAGCGGCAGGCCCTCTCATTAACAGAAATCGTCTTGTTCAAAAATTCTTGTCGATCGTCGCCGAGAATCTTGAAGAGGCTGACCGTCTTGAGGCGCCGATCATCGCATCGTTCAACGATCCTAAGCTTGCGAACATGGGAATCTTCGGTCCTGAGTACGGCCAGGCATTTTCACTAGCTAATGTGCAATGCATTGGCCAGGGAAAGGCCGTTCTAAAACTTGGCGGCAATAAGAAGTATTACGAACTGTCTTTTACAAACCACATCAGTTTGAACGGCGACATTCGATTATTCTCAGGTCCTTATGTTCCTGTCTTAGGTGCACGATATGGAGGTGACCGATCATTCATTTACAAAGGCATCACCTATAACAAGACACGTGTTGGCATTTGGACTTTCAAGAAAATTTTCTCAAATAACGAGAAAACTTTGTTCTACGAACTATAAATGGTTTTATGAAATCGTCTTCTAACCTCGCACCTCGCGAGCTTTATCGTTATGACTGGAGAGTTGAGATGTTCCTCTCCAAGTTTCGGAATCAGGTTCCGTTAACGCTGGTGAATGGCGATGAGTCAGTAACACTTGTGTTCGATGACAGGATCGAGACACTTATCATGAACCGTTCACGCGATCGGATCGTGCTGCAAGGAACTGACGGCAAGTCATACTCTCTTTCAAGCTTTGCCAAGACTGCTGAATTTGGCGGTGGGTCAGGTTCAGGCGGCGGTGTCGTCATGACCAAATTGACTGAGGCTGCACAGGCAGTCTATGCACAGTCGCGAATGCTGCATCGGTATTCGATGGCGCCTGAATACGTTGCCGTGCCGGCAAACCTGTCCGTAGCTTATTCACTTGCTAAAGTCGACGAGACACTTGACGCGATTCTCAATGATCTCCCATCAGATTGGAAACAATCATGCCTCATTGGTGCTAAGGCATTAAATGACAGTTTTAATGATCACTTCTATCAATTCCATCGTGGATCCGATTGGGTAAACTCTCTGGAAGCTCTCTTCAAGAAACTTAACGCAAAAGAGGAGATTTTCTCGAACCTCAACAAGTGGTCGCCCGCTGATATCTACATGATCTCTAATTTTGGGATGACGATTGACTTCTCGAGTGTTGAAAGCATCGCTGAATTGAACAAAGTGTTGGTTGACGCAATGGAATCTCGCGACATATTGGGCGTTTCACTCAAGTATTTGAACCGGGATCCCAAGATCACTTTTCACAATGTCGGTAAAGTCCAAAAAGAGTATCAGCTCGACCGAGTAAGCACTGGTTTGACTGGATTCTTTTCAAGCAAGGACGCTCTTATCTATTTCGGCGAGAAGGACAAGATTCAGTTTAGAACATTCCCTGAAACATTCCAAGGCGAGATCAAAGGCAGGAACGCAAATCATGGCAAGATCTCTTACGGGCCGCTTCAAACGATTCTGAGGTCATTGTCATTGCCACCTTTGTCGGATCAAAAGCAATTGCGGAAACGTATTGCCATGAATGATTCTGCTATGCTTGATGAGTTCTACTTCACGTATCGGACGAACGTCAAGAACGAGACGATTGTTTCTATTGACACGTTTACCGAGACTTGTTTGGCAAAGGGACCTGCTTGGATGTTCTCTAAATTTCTTAGTTTACAATTGGTCAATAACATTGTAAAATTTGGCAACGGAAACGAATTCATTACTGCTTGTATTCGGTATGCGTCTTCCTCAAGCGAGCTATCCGCTCCTTTTGTCAAACTTGAATAATGAAACAGACACAGAAGGTTTATATCAATCATCTTGATCAGATGAAGCCACTTGCATTTCTATCTCTCATGAAAATGATTGAGACAGAGTTCGACTGCTTCTTAAGGCAATACGACCCATTCGAGTCAAGCGTCAGAATAACCGAAAAGGTTGACGGATCTGCCCTACGCTTCGGGCTTAACAAACAAGGCGACTTATTTCTTGAGTCCGCCACTTCGCCTCCGATGTTTTCCGTTGGCGACTTCGAAGCACGTGATAAGTCGAAAGGTTATGACGGCTCAATCGGGAGAAACTTTGACTTCCTACTTCAGGCAATTAGCCGAGACACAAAATTGATGGAAGTCCTTCGTAAGTTTTCCAATGACGGGATCAAGATCATTGGTGAAATCATGTTCATGCCGATGGCGCGTGCCCAATCGGACACTATGGCCCGGTTCATTCGCATTCCGTATTTCAAAGTCGACTTAGGTTACTTGTGGACATTCGTTCCTATCATGGTTCTTGATGGAAAAGGCAACCGCAGCTCCGACGAGTTCGCGGTGTTCCATGATTTGGTTGGAATCTCTACGTCTGAACGTAAGTATGTTTTGCCTAACACGCACATACGAGAAATTGATTTGACTTCGGAGATCGAGAATATCAACCGTGATCTTTACGAGTTGAATGATGTGCGTAACTTTGGCTTAATTGAAATCTTGAGCTCACGCAAGAAGGCTGATAAAGTAGCAAAGGCTGCTCTTAAGTGTGAAGTTCATAAACACCAAGTCATCATACGTGACAAGATACTATCATACATGGACCGAGGCTTGTTCGGTCCATTTATTGAAGGACTCGTCATTGAATTCCCTGACCGAACTCTACTGAAAGTGATCACTGATAAATTCATCAAAGAAGGACTACAATATGGAAACGACGTTCTCAAAACTAGCTGATGCAGTAAAGCCTAACGGAGGCAATGCTGTCGAAGGCGTGACTCGAATCAATCAAGCGAACGTGTCTTGGACATACACGAACTTTCGCGAGATGCTCGGTGGGCCGCTATGCTTCAACTCAAGTAATACCGCTATCATCGGCTCAGCAGGTAAGAAGGCTTGGAATGAAACCTCGGGCGATATTGACATTGCGGTCGAAGTGTATAACAGAGACATGTTGAAGTTCAACATTTTTGATCTATACGTCGAGGAGCTAACGCGCCTAGGTTATGCATTCAAAGACATGAGACAAATCGGCATCATCTCTATTGCTTATCCGATCATGAATTACGATGATAAGCAAGAAGGACAACTTGTGCAGATCGACCTCATGGTGGTTGGCTCGCTTGATTATGCAATGTGGAGTTACTACTCACCACAACATTTGCATTCGGAATACAAAGGTCTTTACCGCAATGAACTGAACTTCTTCATTGCTAAGCATGCTGAACTGCGTCCGACTGTCGTTCAAGACGGTATCGTAACTGAGTGGGAACGGTACTGGTTCTCGACAAGCGAAGGGTTGCTTCACGGTAAGCAAACACTGTTATCCGCGAAGACTGGCAAGATCACGAAGACGCCGCGAGTGCATTACAAGCGGGTTGTCACGAATGATCCTGACGAGGTTGCTCGATTCCTTTATGGACCTGATGTTGACTCAGACGGGATCCTAACATTCGAGGACGCGTTGCGAGCAATGAATGGTCCGACGTTTCCTTACAAGGATCGAATCAATGACATCATTGCAGATACTATTAAGGGCATTGAGAAGAAGGGATATCCTGTCCCTGACCTGCTCCGTATTTGATAGCAAGGTATGTATAAATACGGAATATGGACACCCGTGTTTACGATTTCCGCGACCTCATCAGCATTGACCCTGTGATGTGGGGACAAATTGACCCGATTGGGCTGATGACATATCACGCATATAAGCGCCGTCAGAATTATTGTGAGGCTACTGATTATTGGGCTGCTCTTGAAAAGGGTTTAGCTGCAACTGACCTTGCAATTCTAAAGCATATCAAGGCTGTTGGGAAGGTGTCGAATAGCGCTAAGAAGGCGCTGAGTCATATCCTCGACAAAGCGATTAAGTATGACGTAAGCAACAGCAGTGGGTCTTATGATGGTGCTCCGACTGCGATGGCTGTTAAGTTGTTCATGCGGTCGATGAATGAAGACGTTGATATGTTAGGCGAGGCCCTAACACCTCAACAACGCATGCATCGCAAAATGGTCATGCGTCGTATTGCTCCTAAGCTTGCTCGTGCCCGTGCCATTGCAATGAAACGCCGAGGCGGTACCGATGTTCTTAAGCGTCGTGCTCGTGGCCTTGCTCGAACAATGATGGCTCGCAAGTTGTTGGGCGGTCGTAATAAAGCAGATGTATCTGTCGGTGAACGCGCTCGTATCGAGAAAATCCTTGCCACACGTAAGAAGGGCATTGAGCGACTTGCGACTCGTTTAGTTCCTACTGTTCGTAAAAAGCAATCCGCTAGATTTGCGCATAAACAAGTTCGTCCTGGGACTGTTACAAAGCCTAAGCATACTCCTGCTACGAAACCTGCATCATCAGCTAAGCCGCATCCTTCTAATAAGCCTGCTAAGCATGTGCCTGCACCAGTACCGCCAAAACACATAGCAGCGCCGCCTCCAACAAAGAACCAATACGCGGATAAATTATAGTATGCCCAAGTTGAAATCATTTAGGTCTTTCACGGAAGAACGCGTAAAATCAATCGTTCTTACGTTCGGCCGCTTTCAGCCTCCTACCATAGGGCATGAAAAGGTGATTACCAAAATGGCATCACTTGCAAAAGGTAATGCCTACCGTGTCTATACATCCCAGACACAAGACGCAAAGAAAAATCCATTAACATATTCCGATAAGATCAAGTTCATGCGGAAGATGTTTCCTAAGCATGGCCGTAACATAATCGAGGATGAGTCAATTCGTGATATCTTCGGAGCATTAACCAAACTATTCAAGCAAGGATTCACGAAAGCGATTGTTGTCGTAGGGTCTGACCGAATCGACGAGTTCAACCGAATGTTGAATAAGTACAACGGCGTTGAGGCAAAGCATGGCTTCTATAATTTCAAAGATGGTTTGCAAATCATATCAAGCGGGGAACGTGATCCTGACTCCGATGATGTTGATGGTATGTCCGCATCAAAGATGAGGGCTGCTGCTGCAGATAACAACATCGAAACTTTCAACAAAGGTGTTCCTAAGGACTTCTCAGAATCTCCTGCGTTGTTCAATGCTGTGAGGACTGGCATGGGCCTTAAGGAAGCATGGGTACACCGCCAACACATTCAACTCGATCCTGTCTCGGAACAGCGCGAAGAGTTTATCAAAGGGTCCTTATTTGAAGTAGGCGACCAAGTCAGAATCATTGAATCAAAGGTAGAGGGCGTGATTACTGAGTTGGGTCCTAACTTTGTCGTTGTGCAATCACCAGCAGGAACCCAACGTAAGTGGATTACATCAGTCGAGAAACTAAATAAATAAAGCAGTATGGAAAATCTAAACGAAGTACTATCACCATCCGATCCTGTCGAAACATGGATCACCGACTTCGTGAAGTCGACCAATCCAAAATTCGAAGGAAAGAGTAAGAAGGAAAGAATCAAGATGGCTCTTGGCGCGCATTACGCGGCACAAAACAAGAATGAGTCCGTTTCTGATCTTCGTGATAACCGCATCATTGAACTTACGGTTGGTGCACAACATCCAGGCGTTGTGCGTCACTTCATTGATTTGAATGAAGGCATCGCGTCGAAGTCAATGCTGACAATCAAGGACGCGTGGGAACAATTTGATTCAACCCTCGTTGAATCGGAAGGCATCACGCCTGGTTCGGAAGGCAAAGTCAAATGCATTGCTCGTCTCGGGGCATGCCGTGTCGGCGATACGTTCAAAGGTACGTGGAAGCAAGCAGCGTTCAAACATCAGTTGCGTCTCGACCTTGACGGACTACCAGGTGCTACACAGCACCCAACAATTTTCTTTGATAAGAACACCAAGAAACTAGACATCCCTAAGAGCTTCGAACTACTATGAAATCACTACGAGAAATGCGCGCAAGCGACATACCAAATGTACCTGCTGCGGCCGAGGTCGTAGATAACGGAACCCCTGCTATTTATGATAACGATGGCGAGGCGGATGCAACTGGACATACTCTAATCGCGCTCAATCATATCGCGACTATGGCTGATGACCTCTATACCGCGGTCGGCGATGAAGGCATCGAACTGTTGCCTGAAGAGATTGATGCAATCCTGAATTCATTCGATCTCATCTCTAGCATTCATGATAAGCACTCCGAGTTGTATGATATGCCAAGTCAATCATACGACGAAGAAGATCTTGCGGGTGCGATGGATGAAGAAAACCAACTTCAGAAAGAAGAGCTTGAACTCGCGGAATCGCTTGCGTGGCAGACGATGGTCAAATCATTGGGTGTTGCAGGCTTTAAGATGATGCCGCCCGAGAAGTTTGCGTCCGGATGGAAACCTTCTAGTGGACAGGTTCATCATATGTTCGGCATCCAAATGCGTGCTGGTAAGTTTGCTGACACTTACTTCGCGATCACGGACAACGAGGCAAAGCCATACACCATCGTTAATGTTGAAGGTACTACCTCATACGCTGAACTCGGCCAGGCACTCGCTGCTATCAAGAAGTTGACGAAGACAGGCACGGTTCAAGAAGGTGTATCTGACGAAGAACATGCGATCTCGGATAAGTTCGTTCCTACTCCATGGGACATCATCGAAGCATTGGGCGATGAAGAAACGATCCGCCGCATGAATCGAATCAAGGAGTTTGGTGTCGGTCTTGCCCAGGATGTTATCGTTGAACACATGATCGAGGAAATTAAGACAGTTGACCTCAATCTCAGTAAGGCTATCGGCGACTTCTATTCTGAACTCAAGGAGGCGTCTAACCCCGCTCATGGGTTTGCAGTTAGGTACTCCGTCTTCTCTAAGAAGGGCGATGGCCCGATCGTTCACAAGGAGATGTCGTTCCCTACCGCCGAGAAAATGGAGAAATGGATGGACACCGCTGAAGACAAGGTTCCTTACTTCCACGAAATCCAATCAACGTCATACCCTCGAAAGAATGAAGATCTTGATGAAATGGTTGACATCGCTGAAGAGAACGTCGCTCCAGCATTGTGGAAAAAGGTGAAAGAGTTTATTGGTCAAGGCTGGGAACTCCAAGGCTATAAGGGATATCAAATGAGTGCTGACGTTGCTCATATGAGAAAAGGAAAGCTTGCAAAACACATCACCGCAAAGGGTGAAATCCAATGGCCACCTGTGAAGAAGGAGTCAGCTGACCTTGTTGAGAACAAGACTAACTCCGTTCTAACATGGGATGGCGCCAAGGGTCAAATGGATCCTTTCCGTCTCGAGGTTATTGGTCAAGATGGTTCTGTCGTTGCACGCCTACTCGACAAAGTTCTTCCTGCTGGAAAGGGCAACGTCTATGACGACCAAATCGGATTCAAGTCCACTAAAGAACGCGAAGCCGCTGCGAAGGCGCTTACACAATACTTCAAGGCTGTCAAGGAACAAGACCTAACCATCATTGACCTCGGCGATCTCAACGAAGCATTCGATGAAACGAAGTTCAAGAGACTCGCTATGACAGGTCTTGTTCCTGCCGAGGAAGTCAATGGAGTCGTTAGAGCAATGAAGGCACTTGAAGCTGGTAAGACACTTACTCCTGCTCAAAAGGATTTGATCTCAGGCACCTTCCTAACACTTATTGGACTCGTCACAGGCGACACATCTGTCTTCTCCAAAATTCAAGGAGCTGCTAAGAAGGCGGTATCTGAGGAAGCAACTCAGGATTTGGATCGGAAACAATCAAACGCGTAAGATAATGAAACTACCTTTTCGTATTCCTACCTATCCCTTCGGGATCCGTTGGAGATCTATTAAGATTCCAACATGCAACATTTATGTCGTGTTAAATACAATCAGTAGGTGCTTAATCAATATCTGAATCAATTTGGATTCGCATTGTTCGGCGCAGATTCTAATTTATTTTAACACTTCCGGATTCACATGTCAATTCAAAACCTTCGTAACCCGAATATTCTAATCAAGCCTAAGGTTGATCTCAACGAGAAGAACTTTGTTCTGTTTGCGGCAAAGAATTACATAAACCCGCGCGTTCTTGACCAAGAAGAGTTCGAGGAAGATCTGATTCGCTTCAAATACTTAAAGCGGTTGTTCAATCGTTACAAGGAAAAGAACGAATTGCAGGAGCGCTTGATTCTGAATCACTTGACTGTCATTCACAACGTGTTCAGTTTACAAGCAGCAACTGAAATGTGTTTCTTCAAAATTGATTCTGTCATGTGGCCAACCTTGAAAACATTTCTGCTATATCTTAACCTTTTACATCCTGACGAATACAAGACAATCCCATCCGATATGTTTGTCGTCAAAAAACTTCAGCGACTATGAGTTTACTTTCACGCGGTGCCGACACTTTCTATGCCTTCCGATTCCTTCGACTGTTAACCACAGCATGGGAGGACACTGGCGCGTTCAAAGCAGGATTGCTTGATAAGGACGGCAAGGTATTGCGGCAACCTGCGAACCCAGACGAAAGGTCGGTCTATAACATTTTTCACAAGCTCGTCTTCAATGTAAAGCGATTGGTCAACAAGGTTCCTTTCGGGAAGACGACCATTGCTTCATATCTAACCGCGCTTTACCTAATCAAAGAACACACGTCAATGACTGACGCTGAGATCCAAGCAGTTCTTTCTGAGGCAACTAACGTTGAATTTCCTGCCCTAACTGAATCAGCTGAGAATGGTTTGATGCCAGGTCTATTCAGTCTTAGCCGTGATCTGCTGCATCCAGCAACCGCTTCGCCAATCATTCGGCGCGGTTCTCTTGTCGAAGTAGCTGACTCAGTTGAGCCATGCGGCCACATATTAGGTCAACCTATTTTCGAAGTGTTTCACCTTGAAACTAAAACCGTCATTAAAATAAGCCCCTTTGATATTGACCAATGAATGTCGTAGCAAACATAGATACCACGCCGACGAACCACAAGCAACACCAGCGTTCGTCTGATACTTGGAAAATGTTCGACGTTCCATCTGATGTCTTCCGTCGTTTCGAGACTGGCCGCAACAAGTTTGAGCGGTGGTCAAAATATCTTGACGTCAATGATAAGGATCAAGCAGAGGTCCTAGCATATGCTAAGAAGCAACCTAAGAACACGATCGTACTTCGTGATTCAAGCAATGGCGTGCTACGACAAATTCGTCGCCGCGCCGCGAACGATTCCTGAAATTTGATTTACACAGGGCACTAACTGTTGTAAAATATCAAATATGGAATCATCTAAAATAGACAAGAACGACGCCGCATCGCTCTCCAAACTATCGAAGGAGGAGTTGATCGCTCGAGTGTTGTCTTTGCAGACATTGACACGCAATCATGATTACGTGTATGTAGACGCCGTCGCACGAAAAGGTTGTCATATCGGACTGCCTACAACACGGCCTGTCTGATATATAGAATTGGGACGCATACGATTTTCAAAACTTATGAGTATTAAAGCACTGTCGGCATACACTTTCTATTCGCGTTACGCGAGGTATAACACAACTAAAAAACGTAGAGAAACATGGGAGGAAGCCGTCGCGCGAGTTTATGCGATGCACCGCGAGAAATACGCTGAACAGATCGCTGCTAATCCAGAGCTTGACTCGCTTATCGCATTTGCACAGTCGATGCAGAACAAGAAGCGTGTGTTGGCTGCGCAACGATCATTACAGTTTGCGGGTGCGCCTATCTTCAAGCATGAACTCAAGATGTTCAACTGTTTGTTCACGCACATCGACCGTGAACGCGTTTTTGCAGAAACCCTATACTCACTCCTTTGCGGATGCGGTGTAGGTTTTTCAGTTCAAAAGCAACACGTCAAGAAGTTACCTAAGCTTGTATCCGAAACACCTACTGAGGAAGTTCATTGGGTTATTGCTGACTCGATTGAAGGATGGGCAGACGCAATTGGCGTTCTCATCGCGTCCTTCCTTCCAAAGTCGAAGGAGTTTCCTGAGTATGCAAATAAGAAGATCGTTTTCGACTATTCGTTGATCCGTCCTGCAGGCGCGTTGATTGCAGGACAGTTCACTGCGCCAGGTCCTGACGGTTTGCGTGCTGCTATTGAAAAGGTAACAGCTCTCATATCTGGACGTATTAGCAGCGAGGCTTTCAAATCTGGAGAGTTTGCGAACAAGCTCCGTCCGATTGACTGTTATGACGTCATCATGCATATCTCAGATGCTGTTCTCTCGGGCGGTGTTCGTCGTTCAGCCACACTATGTTTGTTCTCACACGACGATCCGGATATGCTTACCGCAAAGACCGGTAATTGGTTCGTCAATAATCCGCAACGCGCTAGGTCGAATAATTCAGCCGCTCTCCTGAAGGGATATGTTTCTCGGAAGGAGTTTGCAACATTGATGAAGTCGACCAAGGAGTTTGGCGAGCCAGGCTTTATTTGGATGGACGACCTTGACTTTGGATACAACCCATGTGTTGAGATCGGGATGTACCCTCGAACACGTGACGGTCGTTCTGGATTCCAAGGATGCAACCTAACCGAGATCAACGGTAAGTGGTGTGATACCCGCGAGAACTTCCTTCGCGCATGTGAGGCTTCAGCAATCATCGGTACACTCCAAGCCGGTTACACGAACTTCAAGTATTTGAGCAAAGAGTCGAAGGAGATCTTTGACGAGGAGGCATTGCTTGGTTGTTCTATCACGGGTATGATGGATAACCCAGACGTTATTTTTGATGAGGCTCTTCAACGCGAAGCAGGACAATACATTCTCGAAACGAATAAGAAAGTTGCGGGAATGTTAGGTATTAGACCTGCCGCTCGTGCAACATGTGTCAAGCCTGCAGGATCAACCTCGTGCGTGTTAGGTACTGCATCGGGCATTCACCCCCACCACGCTAAGCGATACATCCGTCGTGTTCAGGCAAACAAAGGCGAGTTCTGTTTGCAAGAAACACAACGTCGCAATCCTGCGGCGGTCGAGGACTCTGTTTGGTCGTCGAATAAAACAGATGCCGTCATTTCATTCCTATGTGAAGTTCCAGGCGGCGCTATCGTCAAGAACCAACTCACCGCGGTCCAACTACTCGAGAAGGTAAAACTCACTCAACAGAATTGGGTTGGGGCAGGGACAGACGTTTCCCTTTGTGTTAATCCTAAGCTGAGGCACAACGTGTCGAACACGATTACGGTTAAGGACGACGAGTGGGTGGCAGTCGAGGATTTCATTTTCGATAACCAAGAATGGTTCGCAGGCATCTCGCTATTGTCATCATCCGGCGACCTTGACTATGCACAGGCTCCGTTCGCGACCGTGATGACTCCGCTCGAACTCGTCAAGGAATACGGCGATGCATCGGTCTTTGCATCAGGCTTGATTGTTGACGGTCTTGCTGCCTTTGACGACAATCTTTGGAAGGCTTGTGATACCGTTCTTGGTTTTGGCGATGACTTATCAGGAGCCTATGATGTTCCTGAGTATCCTAAGAAGAAAACTAACAAGGACTTGGTTGAGTACTTCCTTGCGCGCGACGTATTTGACGCATGGTTCAACAAGAGCGATTGGGTTCGTCGCGTTCGACAATTCGCGGATCGTTACTTCGACACGGACATTCGGCGCGCGACATATTGCCTCAAGCACGTCTCGTTGTGGAAGACATGGTGCGATCTTAAGCGTGACTATGTTGAGATTGATTGGACCGTTGCAATCGAAGAGGCGCAAACATTCGTTGATGCAGACACTCTAGGTGCACAGGCATGCTCAGGCGGATCCTGTGAACTGATATGATCACGTCATGCATATGCTATCACAAGACATTTCGTGAGATCCTCGTGATAGCGAAGGAGAACGGCGTGACTTCTATATCCACACTTCGCAATAAATACAAGATATGCAACAAGTGTAAACTCTGCAACCCATACGTCGAGGAGGCGTTAGTGACAGGGCAAACTGAATTCACAGGCTTGTATAAATCTAGACGAAAACATGATCGAAAAAACGAAATGCCGTAATTGCGGAGCAGTGTACGAACTCATTTGGGATGACACTGAAATGGATGATTGGCGCGATGACTTCGAGGATACCGTTGAGCAATCAGACGAAGAGTTTGAAACATCGGATCCCGCTTATTGCCCATTCTGTGGAACGCACTGTGACTATGATGAATAAATAAGTTCATAATGGAACTTACTCAAATCAATCAGTGGTACTACAACGCCCAACCCTTCACGAAGGAGGCGGCCGCACAAAAGATTGAGGAAGGTTACATTGGATTCATTTACGAGATCACTGATAACCTAACAGGGAAAAAGTACATAGGCAAGAAGCTTATGGTTGGGAAGCGTCGTCTCCCACCGCTTAAAGGTCAGAAGCGGAAGCGTGTAAAGATGGTTGAGTCAGACTGGGAAAAGTATTTTGGTTCCAGCGAACTCCTATCCGCGCTTGTCGAAGAACGGCAGAACGATTTCAGTAGGGAAGTGTTATTCCTATGCAAGTCGAAGGGAGAACTAAACTATACGGAGGCTCGTGAACAATTCGCGCGCGAAGTCCTTCTCTCGGACGACTACTATAACAATTTGATTGCTGTGAAGATTCATGGCAGCCACGTGAATTCGCTTAGAAAAAAGTGATTTACAAAAGTCGGATTACTTGATACAATTGCGGTAGATGATAATTGTCGACTATTCCGGGCTTGCTATGTCAAGCATGTTTTCTCTTAAGTCAAATGATGTTGACGAAGGCATGCTTCGGCATTTGATCTTAAACTCCTTGCGGATGTATAACGTCAAGTACCGAGCAAAGTTCGGTAAGTTGGTTCTCGCGTGTGATGGCTGTTCTTGGCGGAAGAACGCGTTTCCGAATTACAAAGCGGCTAGGTCGATCAACCGCAAGGAGTCGCCGATTGATTGGGATGCGGTGTGGCGCGTCATCAATCTCGTGCGTGAGGAAATCATGGAGCATATGCCTTACAAGGTTGTGCAGGTTCGAGGAGCGGAGGCTGATGATATCGTTGCCGTGCTTGTCGAATCAACGCAAGAGTTTGGGCAAGGCGAGCCTGTGATGATCGTGTCAGCTGACCACGACTTCATTCAGTTGCAGAAATACACGAACGTGTCACAGTTCAGTCCAATGACGAAGAAGCTTGTGTCCGATAAGAACCCGCGTAAGTATCTGCTCGAGCATATCTTCCGAGGATGTGGAGGCGACGGAGTTCCCAACGTTCTTTCTCCTGATGACGTATTCATCGATGCCACGAAACGGCAGAAGCCCCTCAAGGCAAAACTTGTCGATGAATGGATTGCCTCATACTCCAAGCTTGAGTCGATCATGGACGCCGACACATATCGCAACTATCTTCGTAACCGCGAGTGCATCGACCTTTCATACATTCCTTCGAATGTTGTTGAAGAGATCACGGCCTGTTATGAATCACAACCTGACACTCCAAATGCCAAGGTTTTCAACTACCTCGTCTCAAAAGGTTGCCGCATGCTTGTAGGCAGCGCCGCTGAATTCTTCCCACCAAAACAATGAAATCTCGATACGTACTACACTTCGATCAAATCTTTCCTGCTGTTGAACTAACTCAACAAGGATCGGTTGTCATTCTTGAAGACAACAATGGAACTGTCGTTAGGCACTCTGCGTCTGACGTGTTCCTAACAGAGCTCGACGCAAAAGTCGAGTTGCGCTCCCGGGTTCAGCAAGAGGTTCAACTCGAGAGTCAGAATGCCAAGTCGGCTGCTGCTCGTTTGGATAATGCTATCTCGAGACTCGTTGATCTCAACTCGGAAATCTTTAACATCAAACACTCCAAATAACATGGGACAAGCAAAACGCCGCGGCACATACGATGAACGCAAGGAATCCGCTATTGCAGACAATCTCAAGACCATTCAACTTCTCAAGGAACGCGAAGACGCTTGGTGGGATTCATTAACTCCTGAAGAACAGCAGAACGTTGTTCGTGGTCGAATCAAACGAGCCGCTAAAACCAAGATGTACAACGACATAATCCGAGCAGGCCGAGGCGGTCCGCGTATGTCTCGTCTTCCCAACATCGACTTACGCCCAGGCAGTGAAGCACTTTATGGACCTCTCGCAGATTGATTACGGTCGAGAAACAACGACTGAACTTTTACACAGACTATACTATGATCGCAAGGAGCAAGAAAGAAAGCTGGAAGCTGGCAAAGAAGATGTACCCGATGTCGGCAAAGATGATGCGTGGTGGACGGTGCATAGTCGAACAATGGACGGGCGACCCAGCTGAGGGCGGCGTACTTGTTAAGCGAGATGTCGGCCCAACACGGGCATCCCTCCTAAGAGACCATGCTTACGGCAAGTGTTGGACTTGGTGTTCATTTTGCATCGCCGACGCTGAACGATATATGAAAGATCATCCTAATGAATTCACGCCACACGTGCAAGTTTAGCATGCTAATGCGGACGAGTCCCGCAGGCGGCAATAGACGAAATGTTTCCGTGCTCGTGAAGTCATGCCCGTGCGGTAGCCTTCAATCAATTCATCCTGAGAAGCTAAACTACTTTGAGAGGCGTTGGATTCAACGAGTCAACAAAAGAAGTGAATCATACCATGAAAACGAAGACAAAGACTTTTCGGATTGGGAGCATGATATTTCATGTGTCGCATCTTGATGAAATCGCTTTCATCACTGGACCTGACGGAACACGTAACTATTGTTGTGTTCACATTGGTCCTGCGATTTCTCACGACGGCCTCATGATATTCGCGATCATCATTGGACATTTGAGTATCATGTTTGGTAGAAGTGGACAACCGATTTCATATAAATCAAACCAACATGAAAGTACAGAAATACCTTTACCCACACGAGGCGTTTGCTGCTCTGTCAAAGATTGACTCGTTCCATGATCGAGTCAAGTTCCTGCAAGAGAAGCAGTCATTCGCGATTCGGACAATTCTCCAGTGCGCCTTTACGCCACACATTGTTCTCGATCTACCTGAAGGAGTACCTCCGTTTGAGCGTGATATCCTTCCCGTAGGAAATTCATTAGGCCGTGTCGATAAAGCGGTCAAGGTGTTAGGCCAATTGGTTGCTCCTGGCGGTACACCCACAAAAGGCCTTAGCCGCATGAAGAAGGAGACACGCTTCATTGCGCTCCTTGAGTCAATTAACGGAAAGGATGCAGATGTTATCCTTGCTATGAAGGACAAGAAGTTGACCGAAATGTTTCCAGCGCTTGACCTTACGCTCGCTAAGGCGGCATTCCCAAATATCTTTAGCTGACCAGCCTCTTAAATTGAATATACTTTACGTTACTCTAAAATTCATAAGCCAGGCCGTATCTTACGTTCTATATTGGCTAATCATCCAAACAACGTTGTTATTCATAAGAATCTTAGCATTACTTCATTCGCTATTGCAATGACATACGTCAACTGCATTCGGCATGAGTGTACACACTACTGCGGCCGAGCATCGTCTCGGCATAAAGCGAAAGGAGATCCGATTGATCTTAGCATCTTCGGCAATCCAAGCCCGTTACGATTCGAGGAGGACCGAGACGAGAACATTCGAGAGTACACCGCATATCTCCTTGATCGCTTGAGGAAGAACAAGTACCTTGTCGAGATTCTCCGATTGATTCCTGATGACGCGGTGTTAGGTTGCTTCTGCTATCCTAAGAACTGTCATTGCCGTCCGATCATTGAAGCATGTGAATACTTACGAGAACACGACCTATGAATTCCAAGCCATTGCTACTATGTGTCAGTCACAAGCTGGAACTCGTGCGTCGTAACTATGCTAGCGTTGAAGCGCTTGCGCAATTTCCAATTTCATCAGAGGCGGCTTGTCAAATATGCAATGGCGAGTGGGCAAGAAATCAAAAAGAATCCAAGGATAAATCAGATTATGCAATACGACTATTTCTGTGATGCGTGCAAAGAGGTTTGGGAAGAGAAGCAATTCCTCAATGATCGTGACGTACCTCTATCGCTCCCTTGCCCTCATTGCAAGGAGGTAGGCTCGGTCAAGCGCGGCTTCTTCAAGGCATCTGCAATTTCATACGGCGGATCAAAGTCCGTCCTTGCTCGTGCAGGCTCAGGTTGGAACGATGTTCTCATGGGCGTCAAGAAAGCCTCGGCAAAGAATAACACGATCATCACCCGATGAGTTTCAAGCACGAGCCGATCAGCGTAGGTTATGAAGACCTATACGTGACTAACGATGAAGTTGAGGGAAGACGGTACCTAACACCCGATGGGAAGAAGTATCCGTCGATGACGACTGTCCTATCAGTACGTGCAAAGGATTACCTTGAGGAGTGGCGGAAGAGAGTAGGCGATGTAGAGGCTGACCGTATTTGTCATCACGGTGTTACACGCGGTTCAGCACTCCACCTTCTTGCGGAGAAGCATATCAACAATGAAGTGGTTGATCTTAAAAAGGAGATGCCACACGTGATTCAATCGTTCGGTGTTGTGAGAAAGATTTTGGACGAACACGTTGATCGAATCATAGCGCAAGAGGTTGCTCTATTCTCTCATTACCTGAAGGTCGCGGGTCGAGCCGACTTAATTGCTTACTATGACGGCGTTCTCTCGATCATCGACTTCAAGACAAGCAAATCCGTCAAGACTGAAAAGGACATCGAGGATTACTTCATTCAGGAGACTGGATATGCAATTATGTTCGAGGAACGAACTGGGATTCCGATCTCAAATCTCGTCACAATCATGGTAGTCGATTACAGCTCAAAACCGCTGATTTTCAAGCAAAACCGAGATACCTGGGCTCCACTCCTGCTGGAAACCATCGGAAAATACTACGAAAAACACGGAGAAAATTGACGCATTTTCTTGTTTACAAGCCGTGAATTGTTTGTTAGAATTTGTCGTAACCGAAATACATTATGATCAAACACCCGAACCGCACTGAAACCTACCTTGGCTCAATCACGAATGATTCTGCCGGGCTCGCCGAACTTGCACAAATCCGTGCCGAAAACAAAGTTCACAATGCGAACGAGCGCCTCCTGAAACTCAAGGACCCCACTTACCGAAGCAAGCTCAAGCGAGTCGTTGCCTTCGGCCGCCTCGGCAAGAACAACCCGAATTCCGCCAAGTACAAAGTGGCCCGCAACCGCGGCTGGGGTTTCTGTTGCAGCAACTATCAATACATCGCCAAGGCCGATGCCGCCACGCTTGACATCTACATTCATACCGAATATCATTACGGTTTCTAATCGGCGCCTAGCGTCAACCTGAACTGCATCCTTCATTATGAACAAGCTCCCATCTATCCGCAGCCGCCGCCGTTCGTCATCTTACCTCGGCACAATCAACAATGATGCAGCTGGTCTCCTCGAACTCAAAGAGGTTCGCGAATTGGTCAAGAAGAATAACAAACTTGAGCGCACGCTTTCAACGGGCCGACCAAACATCCAAAGAGTTCGCGCTTGCGGCCGCCTCGGCAAGAACAACCCAAATGCCGAGAAGTATAAGATTGCGAATAAGAGGTCGTGGCGGAATGCCTACTCTGACATCCTCAAGGATGATGCGGCGACGTTCGACTTGTACATCACCACCGTGTATTGAATATGCCTGAGATCCTTACTGACGTAGATGGAGTTCTGTTGAACTGGGAAGACTCATTCCATTCATGGATGTCTTCCCAAGGATTTGACCGAAACGATGAGCCTGCTTATCAACTCGAAAAGTGTTATCCCAGGCTCAATCCTGACTTCGTTTACGACAAGATCAGAACATTCAATGCATCGGCCTGGATGGGTTATCTTGAGCCGTATGCCGATGCGCTTCATTGGGTGAAGCAACTTTACTACGCCGGGATTACTTTCCACTGCATCACTAGCATGGGCACTGATTACTGTGCAGGCAAGTTGCGCGAAAGGAATCTCAAGGATCTGTTTGGTCCTGCAATTTCAGGCGTGACTATTCTCGATTGCGGCGCTCACAAGGGCGAGGCACTAGCACCTTACAAAGACTCAAATCGAATCTGGCTTGAAGATCACATCGGCAACGCCAACACTGGCTCCGAACTAGGTCTCCGAACATTCCTCTTCAACCATTCATACAATCTCGTGAATCCTACCAGCAAACCAGAAAACTTCACGAGAGTTGACAATTGGGAGCAATTAGTTCCACACATCTTAAATAAATAACACAAAGCGCACGTGGCGGAATTGGTAGACGCCGCGTCTTTAAACGGCGCCGCCCTCGGGCGTGCAGGTTCGAGTCCTGTCGTGCGTACCACTTTACTTTATCATGACACCTGTAAAACCAAACAAGAAGACGACTCTAGTCCTCACGGCATCATTCCAAGCAATTGGATTCTTCAATGCCCGCTCCGCGATCCGCACCTTGATAGGTGGGACAGTCCGTGGTGTTGATGCCGAGGGCAATATCTATGATTGGAAAACATGGAATGAGCGTGCCGACTTTGCCGACGACACACCGTCGTTGCGAACGACCAAGACGGAATATCCTGTGCCTACGATCGTCGTGATCCCAGGCTACTTTGGCAACTTCAAGGAAATGAAGAAGCAACACACTCGCGTGTCGAGCCTGCGTCAAATCTTCAACCTCTACGGCGGTGTATGTCAATACTGTCACAAGGACATCAAGTTCAGTTTAGCAACTAAGGACCACTTGCTCCCTAAGTCGAAGGGTGGCGCTGACTATGACCAGAACATCGTTCTCGCTTGTAAGAAGTGCAACAACAAGAAGGCTTCGAAGTTTCCGTTCTACGACATTAAGGGATCGGAGGTAAAGCCTAAGATCCTGGACACCGTGGAGTTCATTGTTGCCGCAGACCGTTTGACGATGCGCCCTGAATGGGAAAGCTTCATGAAGGTATAAATAGAAGTATGGACACTAAGAAACCAAATCTTGCCGTTGCTATTCGAGCAGTGCTCTCCGAATCAACCGCAGTTAAGCCTGTGGCTGACGTTCTCCGAGAGGACTATATTGAGTCAATGGGCCCTGACTTTGATTCCGGCATTGACAAGATTGTCGCTGCGTGGACAAAGTGGAAGAAGGGACCTATGACTGAGCATGAAGACATTGCTCCAGCCAAGGCTGAGATTCTATCTTACCTCAAAGGAAAACTCAAGTAATGCCTAACATCAACGAAGAACTTAGTGCAGCTGACGCAGCTGCTGTAACAAAGGTGATGTTGTCTATGCACGCATCTTATGGCGAGATCAACACGGTCCGCGACAAGATGAACAAAGGCGACGTTGTCGCAGGTCTGTTACTCGACATCATGACCAAGATCGCGAGAAACACTTCGTTGTTCAATGCATTTGTTGCTGAATACAAGAAGAACGAGTCTGTCGAAGAACATGACATTACCCCAACACGATCCGCTGTCGAAGGTTTAACTGAAGCGGTCAAGATGACGAACGGCGTCAAGTGGGAACTTGCTCCTGAAAAGGAACGCCTTCGCGGAGATTACTACGTCACGTATGATGTTCGCACGAAGAAGATGGTCGCGTATGGTCTCACCTTAAAGGGAGCTGACCGTATCGCAGCAACCGACAAAGCTAATCTCAAGTCTGCTTCAGCAAATCACTTCGCGGATAACATCATGAATAAGGGTGTGACTGAAGCCGTTCTTACCGAAGAAAACTCAGCTAAACTGATTAACGACATTGCGTCACTCAAGCGAATCGGCTGGAATCTTGATCGCGTCACAAAGCATCTGATCACCTCGAAAGAGTACGGCATTCAGATGACGTCGGACATAATCAAGAACATCTTTTCGCCTTCATTGAATAACGGCTCCAAGATGAAGCCTGTTAAAGTTCCAAAGGATCCTTCTGGCTGGGGAACTGGCAAGAAGAAGAGCTGGCCTAAAGATCCTCCTGCATCGCGTCTTAACGATCCTCAGCACGCCGAGGGTTACATCAGCCAAGTGATTGACTCAGGTGAATCTCCTGACATCACAGGCTCGGAGATGTATTCGATTCTTGACCAAGCTGGATACACTCGCCCAACGATCATGTGGGTTGTTCGCAACTTTGGTATGGAAGGCGACCTTTCCAAGTCTCAATTGGGAACATCCGCTCCTATGGCTAAGAAGGCTCCAAAGAAAGTAATGTAACATGGCAAGAACCCATTTAACAGAAGCGGCCAAAACGATCCTAGCTGAAGCATCTGCAAACGACAAGAAGTTCGCGGCTGTTATGGAGCTCGTCCGAAATGTAACCGATCCTGTTCCTCTTACCAAGTTCAAGATCTCGAAAGGTGTCGGCGGCTACTTCATATCTGACGGCGACGGCAACACCTGGAAAATTCTTGGTGAAAAAAGTTGAAATAATCTCCTCTTAAGTACTCTCTCTGTATAAATAAATTCACAAGATGAAACACGAACATTCATATAAGCCATCAGATTCGCCGCAAGCGATTCTACGTGCTTGGGTGAATTTCAGACTAACATTTTCTGGATGATGCATTTCTAACCTCTCTTCTTCGGTCTTGAAATGCATGCTCCTAACAAAGCATGCATTTCAAGTTTACAACCTAACACAAACCTGATACAATATTTCTGTAACGATTGGTGTTGCCACAATCTCAATCGTTTCCTTTTCAAGCAAGGCTTGGATCGTATCTGTTCATTACACTCCTCTGTCAAAGTTTTCTCATCCGGTCTGAAAAGAGCCTAAGGGAACGCGAAACTGACTCACAGCGCTTCGGCCTGAGTCAACGCTAGCGGGCGAATCCCAGTTGACCCGAGAAAAATAAAATTCATTTGTAGCACAAAGTTATTTACAAGTGCGAGAAACTTTGATAGAATTTGCTGAGGCGATTGATTGAGCGAGTTGCAAAACTGCTCGGTTATTCTTCCTCCCTCGAAGTGAATATGCTTCGTTGAATCCGTTCTTTGACAATCGAAAACAAAACCAACTGAGGGGAACATGTGTTCAGTTAGAGCCGCTCCTTCAGGAGTAGAGTTCCACTAATCCCCTCGGTTTCTTTCCGAGATCACGAAAGTGCTGGCTAACAACCCGCGGCGAGTAACTGATCTCAAACACTTTGGCGTTGGTCTAAATTCTAACGACATCAGGTTTCCAACCTGAAGATCCGGAATCGCTCCGGCCGCCAACACTTTAAGGTGACCGCCCTGTCGTAAGAGTCTGTAGCTCGAAGAGACAAGCTAATCATAATTGCACAGCTGGGTTCGTGCAGCCATTTTTGATGATAGGAAGACCCCAGGATGTCACTAAGACTGGCATAGTAAGGAAACCGAATCTGGTATGTGCTCATCAAAATAAGTTAAACATGCCGCGCTTTCAATAGGTTGGTGGAAACAAATTCACAAAGCCAAGTGGTATGGCATCGGTTCCGATCAAACCGATTTCTTCGAGGGTTCGATTCCCTCTCAGCCTTTCATTTTCAGATATGATTAAAGAGCGGTGACTAATTCCGCGCCTGTCCACTATGCGTAACTCGCGGACTTGTTAGTGTAACGGTAAGCACGTGATCATGTTCATTTTCATAACGGGATGTAGCTCAGCTTGGTAGAGCGCTGCGTTTGGGACGCAGATGCCGTCGGTTCGAATCCGGCTATCCCGACCACTTTCACGACGAGCTTGTAGTCATGACCAAGCGATGGTTCATAAGTAAAGCTTTTACGAAAAGCCGTTCGATTCGGCAGTCGAGAAACCCTTTCATATGCGTGTGTTGATCTAGCGGCGAAGACGGAAGATTGTAAACCTTCCCCTTAAACGGCACGTGGGTTCGAGTCCCACCGCACGCACCACTTTCTAAATTCTCTTGTAGCTCAATGGCAGAGCGGTTGATTGTTAATCAGCAGGCCCTTAAAAGGTAAATGTAGGTTCGAGCCCTACCAGGAGACCCACTTTCAATGCTGCTATCGTCTAAGGGTAGGACGCCTGACTTTCAATCAGCAAATCGGAGTTCAACTCTCCGTAGCAGTACCACTTTCAAATGGATTGTAGCTCAGAGGCAGAGCACCCGCCCGATAAGCGGTAGGTCGAGATTTCGAAATTCTCCAGTCCAACCATTTTACGTATCGTCTAAATCATAAAGATGCCCGACCATGAATCGGGAGATGCGAGACATTGAAGCTCGCTACGCAATCCGCACCCCGCGCATACCCGGCCGGGACCAAGAGTCATGATCTTGATGTAGGGGTGCAACCACTTTCTGAAACAGACGGGGCAAAACATTGCTGGTTGATGTACTAGGCTCTTAACCTTGAGAACTCGGTTCGATTCCTGAGTGCCCCGACCATTTCAAATCCTGTGTAGCTCAGCGGCAGAGCGGGTGACTGTTAATCACTAGGTCCTTGGTTCGATCCCAAGTTCAGGAGCCACTTTCAAAATCATTCATCAACGCTCACGTGGGGGAATGGCTACTCGGCAGATTGCAACCCTGTCCTATGTCGGTTCGAGTCCGGCCGTGAGCTCCAATTTTATTTCCGAGGGTAGCCTAATCGGTTAAGGCCCTGCACTGTGAATGCAGCTATTCGGGTTCGATTCCCGGCCCGCGGACCATTTTCTTTTAACATATGCGCGGCTGGTGGAATGGTATACACGGCAGTTTTAGAAGCTGTTGCCTTCGGGCTTGGGGGTTCGAGTCCCCCGTCGCGCACCACTTTCATAATGCTGCAGTAGGGTAATGGTAGCCCCCCAGAATTTCACTCTGGCCGATCGCAAGATCTCGTGCGGGTTCGACTCCCGTCTGCAGTTCCACTTTCATTCAATCGCGGGGAGGACAAGACGGTTAGTCGGCAGTCTCATAAGCTGCAATCTGGGAGATTCGAGCGCTCCACCCGCAACCACTTTCAAACATAAGCCTCTATCGTTTAATGGATAGGACTCTCGCCTTCTAAGCGACTAACGTAGGTTCGATTCCTACTGGAGGCACCACTTTCAAATTTTCATGGGGATGTAGCTCAATTGGTAGAGCATCTGCTTTGCAAGCAGAATGTCGTCGGTTCGATCCCGGTCATCTCCACCACTTTCATAATGCCGGATTAGTTTAATGGGAAAACGGTACACGATGGCTAGCTCTCACCTAGTAAAGGAGCAAGATTGAGTAGGCCTCAAAATCTGCCATCTCGATGTAACAACGCGGAGGTTCGATTCCTTCATTCGGTTTCATATTTTCAAATAAGGAGCATTCGTATAATGGTCATTACGACCGCCTGTCGAGCGGTATACACGGGTTCAATTCCCGTATGCTCCGCCAATTTCAATTGCGGATAGGACAAGATGGTTAGTCGCCACCCTCATAAGGTGGATCTCTGTGGGATTCGAGCGCCCAGTCCGCAACCACTTTCATAAATGATAGAGCGTCTGCTTTGCAAGCAGAATGTAGATGGTCCGAATCCGTTAATCTCTATCACTTTCTAAACATAGATGGGCTCGCATGTACCTCGGGGGCGAGAAACACTTGCAATGTATCTGTGGCCGGTTCGATCCCGGTCGGGTCCACCAATTTCAACAGTATGGCACTAAGTCAACGATATCACAAGACAGGAAGAACCAAGCGAACAGTTCAATGCGCTCATTGCAGCAAAGACACTCACAATGGCAAATTCTGCTCGACTGATTGCTCGTTCAGATTCAAAGAGGCTTCATTGCTAAAGAGAATCTTAGATGATTCAATTGTAGGCACGGTTGCTCTTAAGCGATATGTGTTATCGCTGAATCCTAAATGTTCTCTGTGCCCATGCACCGACGAGTGGAACGGATTGAAACTCGTTCTTCATTTGGATCACATAGATGGCGATAGTGACAACGATAGACTTTCAAATGTTCGTCTGTTATGTCCTAACTGTCATTCACAGACGGAAACATACTGCTCGAGAAATAAAACTAATCCAAACTCGAAGAGATCAAAACGTCTCCGACGAGCACCATCAAGGTGCAAACAAATTTCATAATGCGCGCGTAGCTCAGAGGTAGAGCAAGTTCCTTACAAGAACGAGGCCGAGATTTCAAAATTCTCCGTGCGTACCATTTTCAGGAGGGCCCGAGTCCATGTCTCCTCCGCAATTAACATGCCACCGTAGCTCAGAGGCAGAGCGACCGTTTCATAAGCGGTAGGCCGGGATATCATGATTCCCCGGTGGCACCAATTTTCATTCTTCGAGATCGCTTGCAGGCATCTCGGACAAGCGCGCGAACATATCAGACCGATGAGCTGCAACTCGTCAAGATGGTATGATGGCGGTCGACTAGAGGATAAGTCACGGGCTCTATAGTCTGGACGCGGGTTCGAATCCCGCTTGCTGTATGTCGCGCGCAAGTTTTTCAAACAGGTGGGTCGTTCAATGGTAGGACCTTGGATTCCAAACCCAAAGACTAGAGTTCGATTCTCTATCCACCTGCCACTTTAATAAATACATGCATGAAGACATTCCTTGAGTTCATTGAAAAATCGCCTAAGCTCGGTGATACGATTACATGGGCAGCTGGCGAAAGACGATTGAGCGGTAAGGTGATTCGAGGCATGGATGGCCAAAAGCTAGTCGTTAAACATCCTACTGCTTATGGACAAGAGATTCCGATCTCGTCATTGCGCGGAATCAAGATAAGCTAACTACTTTCTTGTTTACATTTTCTCTTGACTGTTGTAGAATAACACATGCTGATTGAGCGTTGCCCGAACAACCGGACAACTTAAATAACCGCTAATGAGGTGGCCAATCAACATATCATCTTTTAGCTGTGGTCGCTTAGTGGTCGATAGCACCGGTTTTGTAAGCCGGATGGGCAACCTCGCCGTGAGTTCGAATCTCACTCACAGCTCCATTTTCTTTTCATGATAGCAAATCGGTAAAGCGGTTGGATAGTAGCCTATTACACATGGCCAAACCTGACGATGAATCACGAGTGGTGCTCGGAAGATTCAAACAATGATGGACTCAAACCCATCTCATGAAAAACATTTTCCATCGGGGCGTTAACATAGCTTGGCAATGTGGGCGACTTGGAATCGCTTGAGGGCAGAAAGAGTCTGTCTTCCGTGGGTTCGAATCCCACCGTCCCGACCAATTTCGTTGATGTATCGTCTAAGTGTAAGGACACTCGCTCTCCAGCTTGAAATACGGGCTTTTTCAATCCGTTGCATCAACTCGTTTTGCTTAATGTGGGATTTCGCCACACCTATTCCCTAGGCGCACACTGTGGAAGGCTGGCAGAGTCTGGTCTATCGCGTCTGTCTCGAAAACAGATGGTCTGTGAAAGCAGACCCGTGGGTTCAAATCCCACGCCTTCCTCCATTTCAAAGATGAATTCGATTAACAGAAGGTCTGTTGAATCACAGCATGAGTCGAGAATTCAACCGGTGCTCGTTCACCGTTCATGCAAACGAGATTTTCATGGGTGTTTGGTCGAGTGGTTTATGGCGCCAGTCTTGAAAACTGGAGATGGTTAACAGCTGTCCGTGGGTTCAAATCCCACAGCACCCGCCACTTTTAGACGGAGTAAAATCCTATCGAGCGGTTAGGCTGAAAGGCCATTGCGTCGAAATGCAACGAACAATAACCCGGCAAACACGTTGCTCTGATATTCATATGCGTCACGAAAGCAGGCGGCTTCCTGCAGCAAGACTGTAAATCTTGTCTCTTCACCGAGGAGTGGGTCGGCACCACCGGGGCGCACCAATTTCAATAGGACTACGGCTCTGCTGTTCTAACAGCGATTCTTTCAGGGAACGAGACAAGCAAGCCTGTAAACTTGCTACCGGTGCTCCGGTTAGACTTAGGGGAAGATCCTGAGTAGGCCTACCAATTTACAAATCCTCGCTGTTAATCAGCAGCTAGTGTGTTCACGAAGAAAATGGTAAAGGAACGGCAAGCCTTTGCTCACACGAAAGAAGCCTGTAGCACAGGTAAAAATCGTAAGCCAAAGGTTGTTATGATAAGCAACAAAGGGCGTCCCGGCTACTGAGGCCGTATCCCACAGTTCATTGGAGCCTAACAGCGATGAAGGTGAACAAACCGCTTCGGCGGTTGTGAGAATCAGCGACTTTCTATAACCACCCATAGCTGAAATGGATTAGCACAGGATTGAAACCCCTGAGATGTTGGATCGTTACCAACTGGGTGGGCCACTTTCAAATGGGCGTAAAGCTTTAATGGTGAAGCTTCCGACTTTTAATCGGATGAACTGGGATCGTTACCCAGTGCGCCTACCAATTTCATAACGCGTCGTTCGCATAGTCTGGCTTATCGCACTTGTTTTCCAAACAAGCACCTCGTGGGTTCGAATCCCACACGACGTACCACTTTAACAGCTAACCAATCATCTGACAAAGATGACATGCATCACTCGCTTGTATTTGATTGGTTAGAACGCTAAGCAGCACAATGGTAAGCGTTAATCGGGCCTCTAGGTGCTCGTCGTGTGCAACCTTTAATTTTCATGCGCGTATCGTATAACGGTTATTATGATGGCTTGCCAAGTCATAAATGGGAGTTCGATTCTCCCTACGCGCACCACTTTCATTTCATATAAATAGTTTCATGGGACACAAACCAAATTCTATTTTCGAAGCAGCGCACTCAGTGTTGACAAATGAAGCGAACGTTCCACCACCTCGCGTGTCGAAGGAAATTCGTTACAAGAATAAAAGTGGCGAAACCCGCGTAAGCTCGGTCAGTCCTGCAAAGGAAGACGAAGAAGTTAAACTGATCAAAGCGTTGGGTGGCACGATCGTCAAGATCACTGACGTCACGCACTAATAATTTCAAATGGCCCGTTGGTATAACGGATAGAACATCGGCTTGCGAAGTCGAGGATCCAGGTTCGATTCCTGGGCGGGCTACCATTTTTTAGGGAGGTTAGTTTAAAGGTAAAACCTCGTGACTAAGCGAGCGATGTTGTTAGGTAATCAAGGAGAATGACGTCAACTCCTTCTTGTGCGTTCTAACTCGGTTCAAGTCCAACATCTCCCACCATTTTCCAATTGACGCGAAGCCTAGCGGCCTGGCGCCGGTCTTTGAAACCGGAGAGAGCAATCTCATCGTGGGTTCGAATCCCACCGCGTCTACTTTCCTTTAAGATTCGAACCATATAAATAGATATGTGTACTACACTGTCTATAAGATTACGAATCAAGTGAACAACAAGATTTATGTTGGAGTTCATAAGACGCGCAATCTTGATGATTCTTACATGGGTTCAGGGCTAATGCTAAAGAGAGCAATCACTAAGCATGGTCTCGAAAACTTCAAGAAGGAATATCTTGCGGTCTTTGACAATCCTGATGATATGTTTAACATGGAATCTGAATTAGTGAATGAAGACTTCGTTAAGTCAACTCATTCTTACAATATGAAGGAAGGCGGGCATGGAGGATGGGATCACATTTCGCAAACTACTAGGCATGCTGCTCAGCTTAAAGGAGCACGCGCCATCGCTCATAGAATAAAAACTGATCCTATACTCAGAAAACAAAACTCAGACAGATGCAAAGCAACTACTGCTAGATCTAAAGAGGCAGGATTATACAAAGGCAAAAAAGCTTTCTTAGGCAAATCTCATTCTGATTCAACACGAAAGAAGATGAGCGTGTCTCATCAAGGAAAACATGACGGCTCAAGAAATTCTCAGTTTGGTTCCATGTGGATCACTGATCGAGTTTCAAACAAAAAGATTTCAAAAGACGATCCTATTCCAGACGGATGGATGAAAGGTCGAACATAATTTCATACTCGTATCGTCTAGCTGGATAGGATGTCCCTGCGCAGGGAGACGGTGGTTCGATCCCATCTGCGAGTTCCAATTTGCTAAGGAGCGGGTATGCTCTGGCCTGACGGATAGTGACCGTTCATAGACGAAGCCGTTGGTAATCGGTTCCAACTTAGTAACACTTTGAGTATGCCAATGCGTTCGGTAGGTAACATTGCATGGCATGAGTAACCCGGAAACGCATCCGCTCATGCTGATAACACCGACTCGTCAGTACACTTTTGCAATGTGTGTTCGAGCATTCGAGAGTACGGACTTTTACTCCGGAAAGTGCGGATGCTGTAATCTGATCATACTCAT